AAGAATCAATGAAAAGAACAGTTCAGCATGGAGAAGAATGGTAGAGTCATCGTCAGCAATAGACGATACTACCAATCCCGGCTCATCTACTTCGGATGAGCCGGACCGAACCCCAGAAAGAAAGACAGAACATGATCGGAACACTTGGCATGGCATCCGATAATCAGGGAATCCCTTGGAGATGCGAACAGTATGAAGTCCGCTGCAGACTAGGATACCGGACTGAGAACCAATCGGAACGAGTGACATTGGCAGTGATTCGGGCATCAAAACGGATGAGGTATCCCCACCCAATGCTGTCAGCAGTCCCGAACATCTCAGGACCGCGGCAAACGAAGTGTATCGACTTCCCGGACGCAATCCTGGACTGCGGTGAACCGGCAATCCCGGGAGTCGTGGAAACGCCTGGACAGGGAATTGAACCGGTCCCGACTGTTGACCACACTGGAAGACCGGTCCCGCGGCAGTCGGACCGCCCGTATCTGATTTGGTGGCTAATGAATCAGCAACCATGCAAAGATATGGTGGCAGAACTTCAGCCCCACGATAAGGATGACTTGCGTCAGGACATGGCCGTTAAGTACTGGCGACAATCTGTAAAACAGGAAGCGAACGGTAACCGCATCACGAACCCTGCCCGATATATCGCAAAGGCAGTAGCAGAGTGGATTGGTGAGAACATTGAAACCGCTCGGGGTGAACCATTGACACAGCAGCAACGGGAAGACGCCGTTGACGCATTGGATGCACAAAGGAAGGCTTCCGAAGAATCCAGGCTTGAGAAACGAGAAGCAGAACTGAAGATCGAACAAGGAAGGTTTATCGCTGCATTGACTGCCAAACGGGACGCAAAAAATCCTGAAAGCCTCTACTGCTTCAAATGGTAAGAACAGTAGCCGACGGTGAAGAATGGTAGCTTCCCGGGTCCCATTGTGGGACCCGGGGTAAACACGACAAAGAAAGAAAAGGTAATCCAATGACATTCGAAGAACTTCGCGATTCGCTTGTGGCCGGTGGGGTCCCCGCTGATCTTGCTGCTCAGGTAGCGGCAGGACAGATTGCAAAGATCCAGGCGGAATTGGCCGTTGCTCAAGAAGCGGCCAGGAAGACTGCAGAGGAAGCGGCAGGGATTCAGGATTGGTGCGGTCTCAAAGTAACCAAACTTGGCTCGAACGGACGGCCAACCGGCTACACGGTAGCGGCCGAAAACGGCATCGCGGCGGAACCCGCTAAGGTGGGAACGGATCAAGACGGGAACGGGACATTTTTCCCGGGATACGTCTGGATTGCCAGGAAGAAGGAAACGCTGCAGAACATCCCGCAGAGTGTCTGCAACACGATTCACAACTTGCTCCAGACTCCGGAAGGGACCGCCGTACTGAAACAGGCGACAGCCTTTGCGAGCAATGAGGGCCTTGCAGCCTACGCCACGAAACGTCGTGAACTGATTGACGCCGGAACCGTAGCCGATTGGAATCGGGGCAAGAAAGCCAAAGCCAAGAAGTAAACAGAACACGGTTAAACACCATCGCAGGGCATCACCGGAGAAATCTGGTGATGCCCTGTTTTCATTGACAGACAGTAATGGCCAGATTGGCCAGCTTGGCGAGTGAAACGTGAGGCCGATTGTACCGGTAAGTGTGGGACCCGGTCACGCAACACAGGACAGGACGCAACCGGCTCGCAACGTGGGACCGGTTCGCAAACAATGGACCAGGACAAGCAGCGGAACGAGGGCTGAAGTATGAAGTACGTTACGTGACTTGTGATTCACGAACTGCGATTCACGAACTATATTTCGTACTTCTGGATGGTAAACCGCCAAGCCACTTCCCACAATTCCCCGTTTTCCCTGTGTTTTCTGCACTTTCCTGACATCCAGGGCAATGCCAGGGAAGTTACGCTCAGAACTTGACCGGGGATATCTGGTCCTCCATGGGTCCTCTAGGCTATTTGGTACACCAACTACCTTTTTCACGTTTTTCCAAATCCATACAAGTGACCCTTGGTAACAATTCTGCATACCGGTACGGCTCCTTTCACCAGCTTCACCGGGCATTGCCTCGTCTAAAGGTCCAACTACCTTTTTCACGTTTTTCCAAATCCATACAAGTGACCCTTGGTAAAGGTTTTGCATACCGGTCCCACCAGATTGGCCGGGCATTGACAGGCCCGACCGAGCTGACGATGATGACGTTGGCTCATCCCATACCTGAGGAGACCAGACGTGACGCCAAGAGCAAAGACCCTCTACTACCTCGGCTTTACTTCCTACAAGGCTTACCTGAGGTCTGCGTTGTGGAAATGGATCAGAGGGAAGGTATTCAAGCAGAAGGGCCATACGTGTGCCCTGTGTGATCGTAGAGCCACTCAGGTCCATCATCGGTCGTATGACCGTCTAACCCTCAAAGGGATCATCCTGACGTATCTGGAGCCCATCTGCAGCGGTTGCCATCATAAGATCGAGGTGACACCGTCAGGCCGTAAGCGGAAGAGGTCTGCAGTCGAGAGACTCTTCGTGAAGCTCAAACGAAAAAAGCTGGCCCGTTGAGGCCAGCTTTACTTAATGCAGGTACATGTAAAGAAGTGTTTACTTGTTGTCACTCTCCTGTCAGGACTCTGGTAATGTCACGGTGATGCCCGTGACGTAATATCCGTAACCCGTGTCTAATCCTCATATGAATAACCGATTGGTGAACCCCTGAGGTCTTACCAATCCCGATCTGGCTTTCGCCGTGGAAGTACCTGTAGACCGCGTCAGCGTGCTTGGGTTTAAGGTTAGCCCGGACAACGTCCCACAGCTCCTCAAGGTCTTCCTCCCCAGTATCGGGCAAGTTATAGAACAGCCCGGCCGGACTAACCGGCCTGCGTTTGGTGAGCATCCTCTTCAGCGTGTAGCTGGCCGTCCAGTAACACCCATTGAGCAGCAGGACATCCTTCTTCGGTGGGTACCGCAGGAGGTTAACCATCGTCTCCTGGACAACATTATCAATTCCAACTGACCGGGCCTGCTTAGCCCGGCCAGGGTTACTGGTCAAGTAGTCCCTGACAGTCTGGAGGATAACCTCGGCACCGTACCGTTCGAAGAAAGTCATGACTGCTTAGCGACCTTGATAAACTCATCTGCCCAGTCGAACGCGATACGGCACCACTTCGACTTATCCACCTCAGATCGGTCGCAGACAGGAGGTGACGCGATCACCGCCGTCAACACCTTCAGAGCAATCTCCTCACGTCGTATCTTATCAAACGTGGTAGCCCAGCTTGGCGTACCAAGATGATCCTCTTCACTCGTCACAACGCACCTCCTAACCCTTGAATAGACTTCAACCGGCCTACGACCACAGCGACAGGGTCAACCGTGGCGTGGCCTAACATGGCGTTCCACCGCTGCGGGAACACAATCGCTTCTCCCGCAGCTCCCATACGCATGGCAAAGTTCTGACAGTTGATGTTGCTGTCATCAACCAGAACAGTGTCCTGCATGGACAGTCGCCACTTCTCGGCCGTAAGAACGAAAGACTGGCTGCACCGGCCGATGAATCCATGCCGTTTCAACCACTTGATCTTACCACTAGCCGCCTCATCGTCATGCGACGGGTCCGAGCAGAAGACCACGTCGCCAAAGCTCCGGAGAGCCTCTACAAGCTCGTGTGCCCACGGATAGACCGGCAGATCCTCCCAGAAGTAAGTATGGGCGTGTATGCAGGCCCAGAAGTGCTCCTGCGACATGTACGACTCGAAGAAGTTCCACCGGTCAACCTCGTCGTGGGTAAGCGGCAGAGCAGCCGCCTCAATCGCACCATCAACAAAGTTGGCAATGACCCCATCGAGGTCACAATAGATCGTTGTCATAAAACCCTCCTGTGGACAGTATTGCTGAAACGAAAATGCCCGGCAAGATACGCCGGGCAAATTCTCATGACTGGAAAACCAACTGGTCCGGGAATCTCATGAGGTTGGACCGGGGTCCACCGTACCTCCACCAGTTAGGCGTCTGTCCTCGGCAGACGTCAACATATGTGGACCATCGCAGTCCCGCCAGCCGGAACTCACTCCAGTACATCAAATGAACCATCACTCACCTCCAAGTTTATACCCAACCCTGCCCAGTCCATGCTCCAACGCACGGACAACCGATTCTGTAAATTCTTCTGACCAGTTGAAATGGATACCGGACTCGTGAAGGACGCCGTGGATAATCTCATGCAGGAGAGTATCGTGGGCGTCTTTACCACGTAACCCGGACTTCAGGTAGATGATACCAACACCGAAGTCACACAACCCCGACTCCTTCATCCGTTTACGCCGGACGAGGTACTCTCTGCCAAGGATGTTGACTGTGCGTGGTATCATTTTGTATCTCCCTTCACCCAGTACGTACCTACCTTGCCCGGCAGAGTACCCTCTTCGTACCCGGACTGGATCATCAGCTTGTACTGCTCGGTGTAGTACCGAGTACAGATAGCTGCGACCGATACAATCGTGGTCCCGAAAATCAACCATAACGTCAACCAAAACTTTTGGTCAGCATTCATACTACGCCTCAATTCGTTGGTGTAATCTCAATGTGTGTCATAAGGTGACCCTTACCTTTAGACCTGAACCGATCAAGTGTGAGCTTTAGCCACCAAGCCCCTAGTGGTTTAGGAGGTTTGCCGGTCCCGACGTGCCAACCACCGGCACCGGAGCCGTACTCCTCTTTGTACGTTGCTGCTTTGACATACCATGAACTTCTGTGCTTAACCTCCCCGAACGTATCGAGGTACACCTTCATGTTCTCCTGCAGCCACCTCTGATGGACGTGGCCGCTCAACATGATATCAGCCCCATCAACGTAGGCGTTCTGTCGCTGAGCCTGTATGGTGTCCTGAGTGACCGGACCACCCCCACCGTAACCGTGCATGTGCCAAAGGGTCCGAGAACTTCTACGCCCCCCACCCCCATCAAGGTTAAACCTGACCCAGCCGGTATAGCCGGTCACCGGAACCAAGGCTCCAGTCTTCGTCCTGAGAGCTTGAGCGAGACGTTCTGTTAAGTTTGTCTCGTGCCTGCCGAGAATTGAACAGTTGCCCGTAACACACACGAGACCTTTTCTTCGCATGAAGAAATTCCCGCTATGGGTTGTAAGACAGTACACGTTCCCGACGAAGGGGACTGTTTCAGCGTTACACGCCTTGATCCTGATGCTACCACGCCAAGCCACGTTCAACACGTAGTGACCTTTACCGGTAGACACGTTCCTCCAGATAACGGAAGACCGAATACCATGTGTGACACACTCGGCGTTGAGGGAGTCCAGCATCGCTTTAGTTCCGTAGATAGCAGTGGCCGTTTGGTTCGGAGCCTTCCGGCGAGTACCGTCACCATCTATGTACGACTGAAGGAATACGTTGAACTGTCTGTCACTGAGTAACGATACCCAGGTAGGCAACACTCTTTTCTTACCAACCCCCACCAGGTAGTGCAGCCTTGTCTTTACGACAAAGACGTGTTGGTTCCGCATAGTTTTAATCCCAGCGGGAAGTGGCCGGTCAGACCGCACCTGTTCCACGTACTCCAATCCAAGGCTATCCAGAAGCCCGCGTATCTTTAGGATACCTTCAGGCTTTGACTGGTAGATGTATGTAGAGTTACTCCCTTCCGTCTTCGGAATTGAGCCGTCTGATAGCACCCACGCAGCCAGGGATAGCTGATCGTCTGACAGGTCGTACTCAGCATTTCCGGATTCCCCTGAAACGGGGATCGCGGCACAAGTTCCCGCAGACCTGAAAATATCCTTGGCGTACCGGTATCGAAGTTCGTTTGACCCCTGTGCCCGGTACGCAACTCTGTGGTTTTCAGTGAGGAACATGTTACTGCCCCTACCTTCCACCTTAACCATGCTGCCTTGATGTGGATACACATGCAGTTTGACAGGTTTTGCCCAAGTCACAACACCATTGTGTGGGTGCAACGACGCGACTACGTCTGACAACGTGACTTCAGGTATTGCCACCCATCCACGTCTTGTCAGAACTTCCGTGTCAGCATCAACACATTCGTGGTTGCCGTAGCCCAGAGCAATAATGTTTTTCGCGTACGGCTCGTAGAACTTTGCGGCCGTTGTGACCAGTGAGTCAAGGTACTCACCGTTCTGGTGCTCAGGTCTGATATCTGACTTGTTCGACCTTTTGTCGTACTTACCCTGCATCGCACAGAACAGGTCACCTATATCAATGATACCAGCTTCTCTTTCAAGGGCTTCGTCGAGATGCTTCTTCTCAAGCTCCTGATTACAATGTGGATTATCGTGGTGCCGGTCACCACTCAACAAGAACCAGTGCTCTCTCTTCTTTTTGCAGTCAAGGTACACACTGACGACGTTAGGGCTGACGCCCTTCTCCAACGTGAACATACGTGGCTCCGCAAGGATTGGCTGATAAACCGGGGCCATCCTATCGAAAAGATGGCCCCGACACAATCTGTTTCCTACTTCTGGGAAGCCAGAAACGGCGGTACCGGCTCGGGGTACCGTTCCTTGATCTGCTTGATCAGCTCTTTCACACCAGCGGTAGGATCGCCCCCCGGCACCGGCCTATCGTCCGTCAACTGACCCAGGTTAGCCGCGTCACGCACGATCAGACAGCAGGCAACAGCGTGAGCCAAGTGGTGACAGCCGCTGTCTGCGTCAAGCTCCTCACCCTCCCACCATTTCATCAGGTGACGCAGAGCAGCATCGTAGTAGACGCTGGACCGCACACCGATGACTCGCCAGTTATGACGGCCGTACTTGGCTGAGCCATCCAGCATGGCGGCACCGACCTCGTAGAGCGGCCCGGTGGGGATACAGCTCAACGGGGGCTTGGTTGAACCAATAACGTCTTTGGGGTTGGAGGGCTTGGTTTCAGCCCCGTGTGGAGCTGGAGCCTTGGCAGGGTCCCACTGAGACTGCGTGACATACTCACCCGGTCCGTCAATTACTACGTTTGTAGTAGCAGCCGGTTCTGCTGACGGTTCGTCTGGTATGACCTCGAACCAACGACCGGGTAAGCTGTCCCACTCCCCCTCATCATCGGCTACCCAGAAGAACCCAGACGGTTGCTGGTCGACCTCGTAAATCTTACCAGATGTCATATCACGACTTGTACCGATAAACTTAGCCTTCATCACACTTCCTCCTTCACAAAGATGCCCTCTGCCGTCAGGTACCCCTTCCGGTCCTTGATCTGATCATAAGCCTGCTTGACGCAGTCCACAAGAGTTGTACCAGCTTCTTCCGCAATCTGAGAAATGTACGCCACCATAAGCAGCCAGGTCATCCAGTACGAGCCTTGACCTTTACACGCGGCCCCAAGTGGGATCAGAGCCTTCTGCAACCGATCAACCGGGTCCGGCACCGATGATGGTGCCACTGAGGACCTCCTTGCCTCTGGTGTCACCGTGTCACAGTACTCCTCGTCGTAGCAGGTAGCTCCAACGATCAAGGTGACGTATATGTCCCCGATGGCGTCCCTGATTTCGTCTAACCCGTCGCGGTGGAACCCGTTTCCGTGAACATAGAACTTTCTACAAGTTAACGCTTCGACCAGCTCCTTCACCTCCTCGGCCGTCTTAAATGCCTGAGCGTAGGCCGAGCTGTGCGTCAGGATCATCCGATCGTCTGCCCACTTAACGATCGCCAGGTTCAATTCCGATAATGTCATGGTACCCTCCAAAGAAAATTGTGAATGTCACCGGGCGTATCATCGCCCCGGTAAAACTTTTGTCAAACCATCGTTGGTAAGATTCTTTACCATAGGAACACTGTACAGACGTCCGGTGCAGCTACTGCATCCGCGCCCCGCGCACTAGGTTTTAGGATGCACTAAACATCTGTCAACTGCCGAATTGGTAAGGATTTTTACCATCCGGTACCGGCTTAACCAGGTATTACCGTAGACGGTTTAACCGGGCTTCAGGCCCGGTAAACGTAGAGAGATTTCTTTGCGACCAATCTTTGACAAAATTTTAGTTTGGATTTGACAGGCCAGCCTGGTAGACCTACTATGCCCGCATCGCGGGCTAGTGGTCTACCAGGTCTCGCTGGTTAAACCGGCTTAAAGTTTGACCAGTGATTAGTTTCTAAAGAAACCCTTTAGGTATAACCAGGTTAGAAGTCAGGTATAACGTATAAGGTCTAACCAGTTTAACCTGTATAGCCGGTATGCAAAAAAATGAGAAGGGATGAGGCCCCATCAACTGCCCGCCGCTGTGCCCAGCTCCGGCAGATCATCAGACTGGGTTCCTGCCCGCACCCAGAACACGCTCTGGTTCTGAGGATGACGACCGATGACGGTTACGTTAAATACTGCTCGGACTGCAACCACGTCACCGACAGCTACTTCCCAAGTCCGATAGTGCTGAAACCAAGACTTGACAAACCATCAACCTGAGTAGACACTGTCCCGGTCCGCTTCCCCCGGAGACAGAAAAGATGAATGATTTGCAAGAGCACCGCCAGGCGGCGTTGCGAACGGCTGGGCACCTGTGTCGCCTCGGCGTACGTATCTTCCCATTAAAGTATGGAGCTAAACAAGAGTTCCTGCACAAAGGCGACTGGGACGCCTACGCGACGAACGACATCAACAAGTTCGTAACGCTCGTGCCGTCCGGCCTCTTTAACATGGCCATCTCGTTTGGTCCGGAGTCCAATCTCTGTGACGTCGAGCCAGACAGTGAAACCGCAGCCGCAGCACTCAGTGAGATGATCAAGGAGTCCGGTGTTAAGACCGTGATGTACTTCACGTCTCGACGAGGTGTCCACCACCTGTTCAAGTACGAACCTCGGCTGGCCGTTTTCAACAAGGCCAACCTGAAGGTCGACAACATCGAGTGCCGCCTTGGTCTCTTCAACGAGAAGAACAAACGACGGCAGTACTCCATCATTCCCCCATCGTTGCACCCGGACACAGGGTTGTTCTATGACTGGGTACCGGGTCATGCACCCTGGGATGTTGGTGTCGCTCAGATGCCTGAGAACATCATCCAGTTCTTCCTCACCAACTATACTGACAAGGACTATTCAAAGGCCGATGTCGTATCCACAGGTGAAGGGTTTCTCCCGGGCGAAGGGTATCGCCATGACTGGTTGCTGAAGTTCTCCAAAGAGCTTTACACCAAGTGGATGCTGCCCCGCAATCATGTCGAAGACCTGTGCCGGTACATGTCTCAGGCTATCGGCTCGTACGAGATGGAGGGCCGGGGTGAGCACGAGATCAAGAACCTATTCAACAACCTTCAGCGGCCGGTAGACCCGCTGAAAGAGTTAACCACTGAGATCAGCATGGAGGATGTCAACGACGTCCTTGAGACCATGAGGTCCATGCAGGCGTCGACTAACGCTGGTCAGTCACCAGAGATCCCAACACACATCTTTCCGGAGATGATTGAGGAAGCCAGTCAGTACGCAAAGCTGGCAGGCTATCCGAGGAATCTATTTCTCCATGCGATCCTATGCGTTACCTCGCACGCACTGGGTCAAGCCGTCAGAGTCAGAGTTAGTCCAGACCACGATACGATGGGTCTGCAGATGTTTTCATTCGGAGTGGGAGGTTCCGGGACGGGGAAGAGTAAGACCTTATCGGCCTTGCTAGGACCGGTCTCCCACTCCGAAAGTGTTACAACCGAAGGGAGCCCCGAAGGTCTCGTCTCCCTTATGAGCCGGTTCCAGCGTGGGATCATGCTGGAGTTCACCGAGGGTAAAGAGTTCTTCAAGATGCTCGGCAAGTATGGACCCAACGCCGGGCAGGGGTCAGACAACAGTCTGTTCCACAAGTGCTGGTCTGGCGACAAGATCAAGAGGACACTGCAGAAAGGTACGTTCGGGGTACAGCAGCCTTTCCTCACAGTCTGTGCAGCGATCCAGAAGATCAACCTGAACCAGATGCCAATCAATGACTGCATGGATGGGCTCCTGCCGAGAATGTTCGTCTACCCAATCGGTGATGTACCAGCTAAAGAGGACCCGGCAGCTTTGGCCAAAGTCCAGGAGTTCCTAAAGCAGTGGTATGAGATCGTAGGGAGACTGGAGTCTGTGAAGCCGTCTATCGGCTTACCTTCGATATCAGGTCTTCTTGCCGGGACCGGAGTGGCTGTTAAACCTCTCACGATGACACTGGACTCCCAGGCTCGTGAAGCCTGGCGAGAGTATGCCGCCTACAAGAAGTCCCCGCAGACGCTCAGCCAGTGGCCAGAGGACCATCCGTACCGAGCAGACGTTGTTCGTCATGCCGAGATTGCGTTACGTACAGCAACGAAACTTTTGACGTTGAACTGTGGTTGCGACAAAAGATTCTGGGAGCTGCATCAGGTTGGCAACCAGGACCACGGTAACATCAGCAAGGAGTGGATGCAGAAAGCAATCGACTTCATGGAGCACAACTGGTATCAGAAACAGAAGCTGGTTGATGGAATCGTGGAGTCAGCCTTTGCAGTAGCCAGCAGTAACTACATGCTGGGTCGAGAAGAGTCAGTACCAGCCCGGTTTGCGGTCCAGGCGGCTGACCGCCGTCGCCGTGTTGAGAAGGCGTTTGGTGACGTATGGACACTCCGTGAGTACTACAGTGTTCTCAAGTTGAAGAAAGATGAAGCCAGGAAAGAACTGGACATGTTTCTGCGAGAGGGTACTGTCGTAGAATTGCCGATACAGGGCGAGCAAAAGACCGTTCGATTCAAGTTTTTAGGAGAAGCAGATGACAAGTGATAGTACGCATACGTTGCACCGGATTGACGTGAAGGACCGGCTACCGAGAGACGACTCGTACGTGCTGGTCTGGGGGCACAACAAGGAGGCAGGCATACGTTGGGTCGACGTATATCTGTTTATCGACGGTGTCTTCATTGATGAGGATTCTGAAGACCCGAAAGAGTGCAGTGACATGGTTACCCACTGGGCTGACCTGACCAACATCAACTGGAACGATGGGGTGCCGATAAACCGGGGGTACATCCAATGACACTGATTGACGACATCGCACGGATGGAGGCTGCGGCCAGGTCACACTTCGTCAAGCCCGAAGTAGCTGAGGAGCCGACGAGGGAGTTGCCGATGGACAAGATCACCCTCGATCCCAAGCTGGACCCGGACCCGTACAATCTCCACGGTATGTCTCTGTCATACCGTCTCAAGTGTATGGGGTGGCCATGAAGGTCACGTTCTGTTTAATCGGCCGGGCCGGGTGCAACATTCGTTTCGTGTGGGACGACGTTGGACCCGGCCTGTACGTTCAATGGTCCGACAAGCCAGACCTTGTCGGGCTGATCGTCCGGGAAGGTGATGGTACTTTCCCGGACGAGTACTTTGCACATTTGACGGAGGTGTTGGCGTGAACGGTCCATTCCTAGAAACTACCGATGTAAAACCCATACCAAGTTTTGACGGATATCTCGTGTGTAGCGACGGGTACGTACTTTCCTGCAAAACGAGTCGTGGGTTTCGGTCAGAGTACAGAAGATTAAACCCCTCTACAGACGCAAAAGGATATCCAGGACTGACACTTTGTGGGAGGTCAGGAGAGCGTGTCAAAATCCGGGTACACAAACTCGTTGCTACACTTTTCGTACCAAACCCGAAGTCTCACCTGTGCGTCAGGCATCTTGACGGAAACCCGGCTAACTGCCGGGCAGATAATCTTGCATGGGGGTCCTACTGGGAGAACGAACAGGATAAGAAACGTCATGGTACGTATGACCTTCGACGCACCGGAAAACTCACTGCTGATGACAGGCATAGAGCGTGGGAACTTTGGGAGGGTGGAGCATCCCAATTAGAGATAGCCGAACTTTTCGGAGTATCACGACCAACGATAACACGACTTTTTAACTTAACGACTTGGAGCGGAATGCAATGCACGTCTTAGTTGGATGTGAGTTCTCAGGGGCTGTTCGCAGAGCGTTCCGGGCTAGAGGGCATGACGCTTGGTCATGTGATCTTCTACCAGCAGACGACGGGAGCCCACACCACCTACAGTGCGATGTTTTAAGCATACTGGACTGCGGTTGGGACTTGTGTATTTTTCACCCACCTTGTACCTACCTTTGTAACAGCGGAGTTCGATGGCTGTACACGGAAGAGGGTCGTCAAGAGAAGATGAAGGCCGGTGCCGAGTTCTTCAGTAAGTTTCTCGAAGTTGACTGCCCGAGAGTCTGTATTGAGAATCCGATCATGCACAAGCACGCCAAAGAGATCATTAAGGTAGACTACACCCAGATCGTTCAGCCGTGGCAGTTCGGCCACGGGGAGACCAAGGCAACATGCCTGTGGTTAAAAGGCTTACCGAAGTTGGAACCGACGAACATTGTTGAAGGGCGTGAAGCTCGGATACACATGATGTCGCCGGGGAAAGACCGAGGCAAGAAACGGTCAGAGACGTACCAAGGCTTGGCTGACGCGATGGCGGCACAGTGGGATAACTTATGAGCACATGGATCTACGCACGAGTCTCAACACTCGATCAGTACGTCAACGGCTACTCCATTGACCAGCAGGTCCGGGTGTGTCTTGAGTACGCCAGGAACAACGACTACCTGCTTGGTCTTGAGACCAACTGTGACCTGCCCGGCGTCTTCATCGACGGTGGTAAGTCAGCCTTCAAGAAGAAGCTATGCCAACGGCCAGGTGGGCTCCTGCTGCTTGGCAACGCTAAACCCGGCGACGTCATCATCGCGTTAGCCACCCATCGTCTGTTCCGCCAGTTTAACGACATGGTTGCTGTGATGGACCAGTGGGTACAGAACGGCGTGACGGTGAAGTTCGTCGACTACCCAACGCTCAACACGGATACAGCCAACGGCAAGGCGATGCTCTACATGATGGCTGTCATGGCTCAGCTACGATCAGAACTGATCTCAGCCCGAGTTAAAGAGTCACGAGTCATCGCTAAAGCGGTAGCACCCGAGCGACCAAAACCTGTGGTAGTCGAGCCACTGTCTTCATCAAAAGATATCGGTGCCATCCTTCAGCAGATCCAACGCGACCGTGAAGCTGATAAGTACAAGTTCACAGGCCGAGTCCATGCCTACGTCCGCGTATCGACGAATGACCAGACAGTCGAGCATCAGGTCAACCTGCTGACTAAGCTCCTGCCAGCAGACCTGCGTGGAGCTGAGGTCATCTGGTACAAGGATGAAGGGGTGTCAGCCTTCAAGACCAAGTTCGAGAAGAGAAAGGCCGGGGGCGAGATGCTCAAGGCACTGAAGCCCGGCGACATGGTTGTGGCGTGGCGACCAGACCGTCTCTTCAGGTCAATGGTCGACGCTAACCGAGTGGTCGATTCGATCCACAAGACCGGGGCGTCCCTGATGACCGTTGAGGGCGACCTGAGAACAGACAAGCCTCAGGGCAAGATGCTTATGCAGATGCTGGCCATGTTTGCGGAGATCGAGTCACAGGACATCTCACGCCTGACACGACTCGGTAACTTTGGGGCCATCGGGGTCAACCCGAAGATGCAGGCGATGCGTGTACCGAAGCTCCTGCGTGACATGAAGAAACACTTCAACCAGAAGCACTACCACTTCGAGAACATCTTTTCGGCAGACGAACGGTTCTACATGCACATTGAGCTTCACCTGACAGCGAAGAACTATCGTAGTCGGAAGGAAGCATTCCGTGTCATCAGTAACAAGTGGTTGAAGAGGAAGGGCCTGCCGCCAATACAGGGCGAGTACGGCGAGTCGTGTAGAACATACGCTCGTCGGGTTCACCTCATGCAGAAGATCGAGTTCAGCGAACGACGTCACAAGCTGTGCGAAAAGTTACAGAAACACAAGGGTGAGGTGCGGTACCCGTTGAGTCCGGAGACAGCGTGTCAGCTTATGCGGAACCAGACAGAGTTCCTCCGCGTTGCGAAGATGTTTCCGGGACGGCTAAAGGACAAGCAGTCACTGACAATGCTGGCGTCATCGTGTGCGTCACCAGAGGCTGCAGCAGACTTTATGGGGAGACTGGGATGACGCTTACCAAAGAGGAGAAACTGATCAGGTATCTTGAGGCACCAAAGCCTGAGCAAACACAACCAGCTCATCCCTGAAAATCTGAAGACGACCACCCAACCAGAAAGACCCGAGGTAGTAACGCACCTCGGGTCTTTTTTTATTCTGCAGTCCCTTGAGACACCAGTTGCGAACCGTGTCTGTCGTCACTTCAACGCCACGTTGTTTGAGCCAGGCGACCACTTCTTTTGGGGTCATGTACGGCGGCTCATTCTCGTCTATCAGCACCTGTAACTCCGTCTGGGGGTAAAACCGAGAAAGCTGAAAAAGCCGAATCTGAATAGTTTGTAAACTTCTTGCTATTGCAATGCAAGGCTAAAAGGATTCTCATGCTTGGGAATGTTTAACCCCCAGACATAAGGACCCAAGATGACTACCCCAGCGATACCGTCGTTTCAGATGTTGCAGCAACAGGCTGCTATCCCACAACCGAACATTCCGAGTGCTCCGTCTGGGGGAGCGAACAGCCCTCCCGTCCCGGTTCCACAACCGGGCGGGATGGGTTTACCAGCTCCTCCAACACCACAGCCGACTCCTCAGTTTGTACCACCAGCGGCTCCCCCGCGAGACCCGTATCTGGTTCAACTTGAGCAGGAGGGAAGACTCCCTCCCGGACGGTTCAACACTGTGCAGGAAGCGTTCAACGCGATCTACACTGTGGCTGAACAGACGGCTGATGAACTCGACCGAGTCAAAGCTCAACCTGTAACCCCTCCAGCCGCTCCGCAGCTTCCTGCACCACCGGCTGAAGACTTGAATAAGATGGCAATGGCTTTCCAGCAGAATGGCTGGATGGCTCTTGAGAACGGGCAGTGGGTCGCTAAGCAACCTGCTGCCGGACAACTGGCTCAGCAACTTAACCAGCAGATCCTTGAAGCACAGGCCCGTCAGGCTGAACTGTCTGACCCTGCAGCCTTCATCGCTAAGTACGGCAAGACGGCAATCGAGCAATACCTGACTCCACTCCAGAGAGAGATGGAAGCCCTGAAGCAGCAGAACCTGCAGCTTCAACATGACATTGCGAAGAGTACCCCAAAACCGCACGAAGCGTGGATCAAGCAGAACGAGGCTGTGCTATGGACGACCGATCAGAATGGGACACGTACACCATCCGTAGCGGGAAAAGCGTACGGCGATGCGTGGGACATGGCTGCGAACTACGGGATGACACCCGAGGATGTTCACAGGTTTGCCATGACAGCAGCCACCCCATACTTGACAACCGTGACTCAACAGGCCCCACAGCCTCAGCCACAACCTTGGATGCAACAGGTTCTTCAGAACCCACCAGCACAGAACCCGGCGTTTAACGCTCCGGGAACTTTCCTCAGTAATGTTCCTCCTCAACAACAGAATGTATTCCTGGACAACGACGGACTCCCATCGTTTGCCAGACTACAAGCCCTTCCGCAATAACACGGAGTAGCACATGGCCGGTCATACGATCAATTCAGCAACTGTCAACGGGCACATTAACAGCGTCCGTGACTTGGCTCCGAAGTACTGGAAGGGCGTTTCTGACTTGACAGTCCGAAACTACCTGACGTACTTCAATCTGATGAAGTACGGGTCGATCACGTACAACGCTCGTTCACACACTCAGATGTGGAACGCTCGGGTCAAACAACCACAGATCATCCCGGCCATCGACGGTCAACCAATCGAGTTCGTCAACACTGACACTGACATCCAGTTCTACATCGGCATGAAGGGGTACCGTGGTACCGACTACTTGCCAGAGCTGGAATACCTGCAGGCTCAGGGAGCACCTGAGCAGATCAGTGACCGCTACACCCGCAAGTCCAAAGAACTTGCTCAGTCCATGATGGAGCGACTCAGTCACTCCTACTACAAGGACGGCAACCTGGCTGCAAACGTGTATGACTTCGTGGGTCTGAAAACCCCACTGTCATACGCAACTGGCACCGTGACTGCTGCTGACAAGATTGCGAAGCCTGACGGGACCTACGCTGGTCAGTCTTGTGCTCTCGGTAACCTTGGCGGTACCTGGTCTGGCGACTTGGCAACCAGCCCGAATGCAAACCTGGACAAGGACTGGCCTTTCGGTCAGGGTTCAAGCGAGTACGACGGCACGAGCCCACTGATCGTTAACTACGCCTCGACAGCGTGGCAGACTTCTGCTACCGACTGGGCCTCAAACGCTATCGCTGCAACGAGCTATGCTCAGACTGCGATGCTGCACCGAGGCGGTCAGTCAATGGTCGGAGCCATGCCGAACGTGGTCATGGCGTCTGAAATGTTCACGGAGTTCAAGAACAGCTTCCGTGAGAACAACCGCCAGATGATGCCGTTCCGCGACGGTGACCTCGGCTATCCAGGCGAAACCCTGATGGTCGACGGCATGGTCTACTCAATGGACTACGCTGTCCCGACTGGCGAAGCCTACATGTACTTGCCACAGTACGTGGAAGCGTTCTTCGTCCACAACCAGATTTACGGTGCTCAGGGTCCTGACTACTCTGTCAAGGACGTTGGATACCTGTACTACGTCAGTTGCTACGGCAACTACAAGTTCATGCCGAAATACCTGGCTCGATTCATCTCCAAGACGTGATGATGACGGTCAAACCGATAGCCCGGCCTTAACCGGCCGGGCCTCTCTCCTCCCTGAAACTCTTCTCCATCTTTCGGAGCGTTCAATATGTCTTGCAACATTCAGCAGCAACTTGGTGAAGTGGACATTGTCAAAGACGACAATGCCCTTGGCGTCGTAAAGACTTTCCTCGATCGGGATACTACCGATCCAAACGCCCATGTCCTGAACTCTCAGTCCACACTCAAAGCCATCTTCGTGAAGAACGATTCTGGCGGAACCTTGGGAAGTGGCCTTGGGGCTACCTACAAGAGCGGGGGCCTTGGGAAGACGATTGGGGCACTCAGTGGGGCGAACCTTCGCTGTGATGGAGTGGTTGACCCTTTCATCGGGGTCGGCAACACTGTCGCTGACGGAGCCTACTTCTGGCTGATCATCGAAGGTCCAATCGACGTAGAGATCGGTGCTGGAGATATCACAGCTAACGCTGTCGTACAGACCTTGGCGTCTGGCAAGTTCGGAGCTGGTACTGCCGGTACGAACCCAGTCGGTCACTGCGGCCTTGCAGCCGAAGCTGCGTTGTCCGGAGCCCGAGCCAGAGTCTTCTTCCAGAATGCGTTCTCCGCAGTCAAAGGCTGATAAACACACCCGACGCACCTCTCGCACGTCAACGTCAACGTACGTCCGTGCTGACGTGCATCTCGTCGGGTCTTTCTTTCTCTTCGCCCTCACCGGCTACGAATGGTGGTGATCCTAACTATGACGCCCAACAGTCCTCCACCCGCAATTCATGGTACCTCAACAGCTCAGGTAGTTCAGGCTGGTAATCCGGTTCAGGTGACTCTGACGCCGCCAACGCAGAAGTGATCTACCAGTCAATCAGACTTTAACCCGAAGGGCAGGCAGGCTAGACTTGTCTGCCCTTTTTCTTTAGGCGAGTCATCATGCCAGGATTGATGGAACTTCTGAGCTACGCGGGTAACGCTCTTGATCTACCAGCATCGTCGTTGCGAGACCTGTTCGCCGGAAGTAACCCGTTCGACCAGTGGGCGACACCGTTCACGTCAGAGAACCGTACGTCTGGCAGGGACATGTTGAACCCGATCTTTGGTAAGAACAAAGAGACGGGTATGTCTGGCTGGCTCAACGACCCACTGGAGGGAGTGGCTGACGTTCTTGGATTCGGGGCCGAGATGATCCTTGACCCGTTGAACCTTGTCAGCGGTGCTGGGGTTATGAAGGCTTTAGACGGTCGTAGGATCGCTAAGTCGGATAACTGGTACAATTCTGCGTTGAACGAGTTCAACGGTGGCAAGTATGGGTACGTCAACGCGAAACTGGCTGGCCAGGCTGACGAGCTTGTCAACCCTATCACACAGCAGGCTCCACAGAAACTCCTCGGGTACACCCCCGAGCGTCCTGTTGTTTATCACGGTGGGCATGACTGGACTGCGTCTGCGACACCGGAGAATCCATACGGCATGTTCGACGTGGGCCGACTGAAGACTGGCGAGGGTGCTAACGCTTACGGGCCTGGTGCGTACTTTGCCGAAGCGGAGAGCACGAGTGAGCATTACCGGGATTTAGTGCAAAGAAAGTTGAAGCGTAACGATCCGCTGACAGAATTCAGCCGAGCGTTGATTAAGAGAAAGAATGAGCTTGAGCCTAGCTCGGGAGCTATAAACCCGTTGTTGAATTCGTTCATTGACGACCCGGTTCCAGACAGTGTCAAATCCCTTGTGTCATTGCTGGACAACAACAATTGGCTGGGTACTGACATCAGGACTTTGAGGGGGCGAGACAAGCTGTACGACATACTGAGTGACGGGGTTGGTCTGGACAAGCAACCAATTCCGGCTGAGATCAAAGCTGCATATGGCAACCTCGAAGCATCGGTTCCTAAAGCGAGACTATACCAGCTCGATGCTCCTGACGACTTTCACGAGAAACTCGTCGATTGGCATAAGCCGCTCGGTCAGCAGCACTACCCAGTCCAATCAGGTCTGATGGAGAGCGTACCCGGGCTGAACGATGCGGTGAACGAGTTTATGGCCTCACGGACCAATTTAGGTAAAGCGAGGATGAGGATGCGAGAGTTGAAGGGTTACAATCCTGACTACCTTGACACTCCGGAAGGTATGCGTTGGTTGGCAGCAGCCAGTCAGGCTCGTAACAGTCAGCGAAGCATTGCCGAAGACATCGCGAGACGAACAGGTTTACACGAGAGTTCAGCCATAGACCTCCTCGAAAATGCAGATGAACTTACTGGCGAAGAGATCGCCCGGGTGTTACTGCGGGGAGAGCCACGTACCGCACCAATAGATAATGCGGAGTCTGTTTCAAAACTGGGTATTTCTGGGACAAAAAACCTTGCTGCGTCTACGGGCCGCAACACGTACAACTACGCCATCTGGGATCAAGACCTTTTGAACCAGATGAGGGTACGAGCTATCGACGGTCAACGTGTACCGATCAACCCAACGACTCTGGTTCAGCAGGTTGCCAAACCGCGAGTCCAGGCAGCGGACGCGGCAACGATGCAATCAACGAATCCAATGCGGCCGATACAACAGTTGCCGGGCGTAGCCGCCCCAGTCGCAACAACTGCCCTATACAACATACTCGCCCGTCAGAACAATTACGGCGGTGTAATGTGAGCGAGGTATTCCCGGGCCGCGTCATCTGCAAAGGGATGTGCGGTATGCCGGTCAAGCAACTCTCCCCCAGAGGTTTCTGTATGTCCTGCGAAGATGAAGTAAAGACAGCCAGCACAATTGCTGTGCTGGCCACGAGTACTCCGGCTAAGCCCGGGCGTGGGTTCAGGGATGCCTTAGCTGAGGTACGCCGATCGGGACGGCCGCTCACGCTCGACATGGCCGAGGCTGCAGAGGAGGCTCTCGGCGGAGCTGGTAACCTCGCCAAGATGATTGTAGAGGATCTCAAGAGGGTGAAAGGTGAACACCTCGATCCCGAGCTACAGGTCTTCCACGAGACAGACTGGAAGGTGGCCAAAGGGTTGACCGAGATGTTGGTCAACATCTTCCAGGCACGAGACAAGCTCGCTGGCGATACGGGGGACCCACTGGCCGATGTGTCCGAGGCTGACCTCATGGCCATCGCCTCACAAGCTGCGTTGCTTCAGATTGAGACCGACCCGGACTTCAGGGTGAAGATCCTTGACGCGATTATTGAAGCAGATGCTGAAGCGGTGGTGGCTGCGGCTGGACGAGCCCTCGATAAGATTGAGGCTGGTCTAAAGGCCGAGGTTATCTACGTATGAGTGATCTCATCAGTCGAATAAAGTCATCACTGAAAGACAGGCAGGACCTTCAACAAGGTGTCGCTGCTGCTGCTAAGCTCGTACGTCAACGGGTAAACGCCCTTGAACTGTTCAGGCCAACGAAGTACCAGGAAGAGGTTGTCCTCAGTGGGGCTTCCGAAATTCTGGTACAAGGAGCACCACGATCTGGCAAGTCCACAATCGTAGCAGCGATGGTCTCGTCGTACCTGACAGGAGTACCCATTACCTTTTCGGATGGGTCGAAACACTACGTGCGTGAACCCGGTTGGCTTGACCGACCGGTCAACGTGTGGCTTATCGGTCTGCAGTTGAACCACATCGGTCAGACGATCTATCGACTGCTCTGCAAACCGGGAGCGTTCGACATTGTTCGAGACAAGACAACCGGCATGTGGAGATGCTGGCAGCCAGGCGTTGTACCAGGGGATGACGTAATACCAGTCAACGAGAGGAAGCCAGCACCACCGTTCATCCCGCCAACAATGATCGAGAAGGAATCGTGGGCTAACAAGGCAGCGTTCCAGTTTGAGTCGTTGACCATGAAGGACGGTTCAACCGTCTATGCGTTTGCATCGTCTGGAGCTGTGAAGCGTGGCGACCCTGTAAACATCATCTGGATCGACGAAGAAATCGAGAACAGCAGCCACTACGCCGAGTGGCAGTCTCGTCTGTCCGACCGTAAGGGCCGTATCTTCTGGACATCGTGGCCGGACGCTTCGACGCCTGCCCTGCTCGACTTATACCGGCGATGCGAGAACCAACGAGAAGAGTTCAACGCAGGTACTCGTAAAAAGCTCGACGTAACCAACTTCAAGTTCACCTCATTCAAGAACCCCTTCATCGACGAGGATGAAAAGCGTAAGCGTATCGAAGGTTGGTCAGAGGATCAGATAACCGCTCGTGCGATGGGCGACTTCGTCGTTGGTAACATCCTCGCGTACCCGGAGTTCAATAAGCGTACCCACTGTGTTGACTACGGCGATGGACACCCGTTGAACGACAAGGTCACCGAGGCGATGCGTCGGCTCAACTGGAACGCTCCAGCCGACTGGTGCGTTGATATCATCCTTGACCCGGGTACTGTCCGGCCTGCATTGCTCTGGGTGGCAATACCTCCTGAGTCTTTCTGGGACGACGGCGACCCCTACCACATCGTATTCCGGGAGATGGCTGTCCCACGTATTCACGCTGGAGAAATGGCCAGACGAGCCAAAGCAGCCGATCCACACCGCTGGTACGCCCGATTCATTGGAGACGCTAAGGCAGGTGATCAGACGCCAATGGGGCACGCCCATACGGTTTTCCAGAATTACGAGATGGAGTTCCGGAAGGCGGGCTTGCGTTGTCAATTGACCGGTGATATGTTTCTCAGGGGTGAGACCGTCTGGGTTAACCGTTCGTTGAAGTTACGTACACTAATGCAGGTACGAACGTCATGCGGCCGACCCCGGTTTCGCGTTGTGACTCACATGTGCCCGGTGCTTGTCAAACAGTTAGAGACGACGGTGAAAGCCGTTACAAAGGAGGATGTTCAGGACAAGCTCGCTCCGGGCCAGATCCACGACATCTTAGACTGTTTCCACCCCTCGGTAGAGGTGTTAACAGACTCAGGTTGGAAGACGTGGGATACCGTAGATCGTACGGAGAGGCTTGCTACAGTTAGCCCACAGAATACACTGGAGTACCAGTCGCCGGTACGTTGGGTAGAAAAACAGTTTGACGGCGACCTGGTTGAGATAGAAACCCGCACAGTGAGCTGCTCGGTGACACCAACCCACCGGATGGTGGTGTACCGGCAGCACGACCGAGACAAATGGGTGTTCGTCAACGCAGAAGATTTACCCCGGCAAAACCTGTTGAAGCTGAGTCCGGGTGTTGAATGGGGGGTACAGTCCCAGGAGACAACCGAGTTAACATGCCCGTGGAAGTGTCGTAATAAGGCTGCATCAATCAACACCGAAGACTACGCAGAACTGATCGGATGGTGGGTGTCGGAAGGCAGTATAGATCAAGTAGTAAAAATACCAGGTAGCGGCTACCGCGTCCAGATAGCTCAGGTAAAGCCTGACGGTGTCGTGAAACTGGAAAACTTATTGAACCGTGTACCGTGGCACTGGGTGCGGGATAAGAGCAGCTACGTAATATCCAGTAGGCAGTTGTGGACAGCCATCCATGATATGAATCTGGGGTACAAGGCTTGGGATAAAAGGGTACCAGATTGGGTCAAACAATCTGCCCCTAATGTAATCAGGGCTTTCCTTCGAGGGTATCTCGCCGGTGATGGTTGGGTCCAACGGGGTAAAGACCATATGGCTACAACGAGTAGGCTTCTGGCTGGTGACCTACAGGAGTTGTACCTTAAACTTGGCCAACACACGTCTGTCACGGTTCGCAAAGGCAAAGACTGGAACATAGAAGGTAGAACGGGGTTAGGCCGAGATCAGTACTGGGTGTACCTTCGAAGAGGAGTCGCTTCCCTTGTAAATCACAAAAACGAATACTTGCCTACGAGAAAACACTATTCAGGGAAAGTGTACTGTGCTACCGTACCAAACGGCACACTGATTGTGCGAAGAAATATGAAGGTAATGGTTACTGGGAATTGTGCTGAGTACTACGCCGGATTCAACCCGAAGTTCATGGCACCTCCGGTGAATCAGGTTCCCAAAGACCCCGGTCTCCTCATGTGGGAGGCAGACCAGAAGTTTATCCAGGATCGTTTCCGTCGAGACAAGGAAGACCGCAAGGACAAGATTGTTCTCGGCATCCCATAACCCCCAGGACGTAGTATGAAATCAGCAGAAATTGTACGGCAGTACGAAGTGCAGGAAAACTCTTCGCCACATACGGTGTGGCTCGGAGACACCATCTGGTGGTTTGCCCAGAACGAATTGAATGGGGCTCCGGCCCCAGCCACTGTGTTAGCGTTTTGCGATGACAACATGGTTGACCTGTCATACCTGTCTGTCGTCGGTACGGGCAAACAGGTCGTGGTGAAAGGCGTCTGTCTCGTTGGAGATGAACGGCTGAAGAACAACAACTACCGTAAGAACGGATCGTGGTTACCACGAACAGCATTCGGCGTGTTACCGATTAAGGATTGACGATGCAACCGCTCGATATGGAACAACTGCAGCGATGGGTTCTGGGTCCACTGGTCAATCAGTGGTTCGCCCGGTTCGGTGCTGCAGAGAAAACGAAAGAGCGGTTCAACGTGATGGCCAAGCTCTGCCGACAATTCCTCGGCAGCTCAGCCAAGACCATGTGGGAGGACAGCTTCCGTAAAGAGTTCTACCCATCGGTCAGTCAACCACAGTTTATGGTCAGCTTGAACAAAGCCTTCGAGCTGGTGGCTATCATCGGCCCGAGCTTGTACTGGCAGAACCCGTCACGCGAAGTTAAGACGGCTGACACCCCCGACCAGGTACAGATTGCTCAGCTTCTTGGTTTGACAGATGAGATGTTGCTTGACCAAGTTAAGCAGCAGCAGGAGCAGAACGAGGCTCAACGCACAATGCGTAACAGTCTCGCCACTGTCGTGATGGAGTACATCGGTCGGCAGCACCCAGGCTCGGTGAAGTCTGACTACGAGATGATCATTCAGGATGCTCTTGTGACCGGCCGAGGGTGCGGCTGGACTGAGACATATGAAGACAAGGCGACAGGTGCGGCCTGCGTCGGTACGTTCTACGCCCCCGTCGATGACTTGCTGATCGACCCGGATGCAAAAGATCCACTCCTACGAGATGTAAAATGGATCGCCCGGCGTCATCAGGAACCAGCGTGGGTCGTTGAACGTCGCTTTGGGTACCCAGCCGGGTACCTCTACGGTCGTGGAACACACACCAGTTTCGAGTTCGCCACAAAGGGTTCAGTGCAGGAGAACGCACAGACCCTATACCAAGACCAGGTCGAATGGTTTGAGGTATGGTCGACAGGTGGTATTGGTGCTCGTGTTGCGGGAGTCCACGGTGACTTCGGCCAAGCCATCGACCAGTTGACCGGTGACAACTGTTACCTATGTCTCTGTCGTACGGTTCCCCACCCGTTGAACCTACCACCGGATCTTGTCAACCTGGGTATGCCGGAGCAGATCCTTGAAGCGTTGAAGTGGCGAACGTCACGATACGGTTCGGTCTGTGAATTGTGGAAGGACCGCAAGTGGCCTGTCGAGGTCATGGACTTCTACCCGATCATCAACTCAACCTGGCCGATGGCTGTACTCGGTCCGGGTATCGGTTCGTTGTTGGCCATGAACATCCTGCTTGTTACCCATCTCGAAATGAGCTGGGACCGACGCAGAGACATCATCGCCATCTACAACGGGTATGAACAAGAGGTCGAGCAAGCAATCAAGGGTGAGAACAACCCTGCGATTATCAAGATCAACCCGGTCTCGAATATCCGAGTCCAGGACGTCGTGTCGTTTCTGCAGCGGCCAGAGGTACAGGGTAACCTGCTGGACTGGTTGCAGTACCTCGACAACCAGTTCCAGATGGCGACAGGGCTCGATGACATCCACTACGGTGTCAGCCAGAAGCAAGCTCGCGTGAGTGCTGACGTAAACGCTAAGCAGAACGCTGCTAACGTCCGACCAGAGAAGATGGCGACTGACGTCCACAAGTTCGTAGTCAACGTCTCCACGAAGGAGCTGTGGCTCGCAGCGATGTACATGAGGGGCGAACAGCTCCGGGGTCTACTTGGCCCCTGGGGTTCAATGGCATGGGACACCTTGCTCGGGGCCATGCCGTTCGAAGAACTGTGTCGCGAGGTCGAGGTGTGGATCGAAGCGACAGACATGAAGCGGCCCAACCGCGACAAGGATATGAGTGATCTGGAGAGGATCGCACCGTTCTTGATTCCGGCTGCACAGCAGTACGCGACCGATACCGGCGACACCAAACCGATGAATGCTATCATCGCTCGGTTCGGGGAGTCTGCACAGATCCGGGACATCGAAGACTTCTTCTTCGGAGAGTGGCGTCCACAGCAAGATCCTGCCATGCTGCAGGCTCAGCAACAGGCTGCTGCCATTGAGTCTCAGAAAACTGTGGCTCAAACCGAAGAGATTAAAGCGAAGACCGTTGCAAGGCTGGTCGACGCTCAGTACAAACAAGGTGGAGCGGCGGCTCCTGCACAGCAAAAGATGCAGTGGAATGATCTGTTCAACCGCCAGAAAGTTCGTATGCAGGAGGAGGCTCACCTGCAGAAAATGGTTCACCTGCAGGAGCAGCAGGACATCCAGGCAGCGGCTGCAGAGCAGGCTGCGAAGAATAAGGGTAAGTAATGTCACTGTTGACACCTATCGAAGAGTCGGCCCTTGAGATGATGCTGAGGCACAAGCTCGGCAGTGGAGTCGGTACGTCAGCGTTGCTGAAGGTACTGAAGTGTGTTGACGAGAGCTTCGAGGAAGTACCGACTCCGGAAGTTGAACCAACTACCCCGGTAGCTACCGTGGAAGTCACGGAGTCAAGCCCATGAGTCGCTTCGAAACCATGAGAGACAACCTCGAATACGACGCTGTCGTAAACGCGGGGCCTCACGCGGTCGAAGCATTCGAGCGTATGCTGGCCAAAGGTGAGTCAGTGTCTATGGCGGCAACGCTTGCGACACGGACCCCACCAAGAACTGGCGTGGATGACAGGATCATCCAAGCCAACACGAAGTCTGTCTCTGAGCAGTTCCGAGGGTGCGAGCCGATGCTCGACCTGTACCGGAAGAACTACAAGATGAAGACGGGCGACAACCTTCCGGAAGATGCCGTGGTTTACAGAGGCTTAGCCAAGTACCCCGGAGATCCGGATTGCATCGTGACCCACAAGAACACGTTATCGGACGTCAAGCGTGCGATGAAGAATCGTAACGAGTGGGTCGAAGGCGACTGGGAGAACCATCCGGAGCAGCAATGCCCTGAGGGTCAGAAGGTCGCCATGAATGACGTGGCAATGGCTAGGTACAAGTCAGAGTATCGGGCACTGCCAGAGTATGAGCGAGTCGACGAGCGAGACCTTGAAGCTGAGATTCTTCACAACCACTCCCGGCCTATGTCGGGTGAGGATCTGATGAACGCACCGACAAGTCTTGATCAGGTTCAGAAGGAGACGTTCGGGTGATCACAGTCGACGATATGATGTCCCATATGTCAGTAGCGATTAACCAACCCCTCTCCGGCTGGCTGGAGGGAAAGGTTCGTAACGCGGTACTATCAGCATGGGCTCGCCTGATGACTCTGCACGAGTGGGCGTACTTCCATCGAATGGGTACGCTTCTCACGTACGCAGGTCAGACCACAGGCACCGTCGACTTCAGTGTCTCTACCCGGCTTGTAACACTGACTGGTGCGACGTGGCCGTCAAACGCCACGTCTCGCCACATCAGGTTGAACAACAACTGGTACCCGATCTACAAGAGAACCAGCAGTACAGTCATCGAGCTATACGACGGCAAACACCCGATCGAGGACCTTGACGATGAGTCCTACCTGATTCAACAGGTGGTGTACCCGCTCCCGCAGGACGTGGGAGACGTGCTACAGGTTATCGAGGGTATCCAGAACGTACAGATGATGAGGTTGAACCTTGTCGAAGCATTCCAGATCCAGGAAGGCTTTGCCTGGTCACCCGTCCTACCAACAAGCTACGCCTTGATTGGCGATTCGAATAACCCCCAGCGTTGGGCCATGTGGATACCAACGGAGCAGACGCAGGACGCTGTCCTGCAGTACATGTATAAAGCGAGGAGGCCGAATGATGTCCTTACTAGAGAACGCCGTGGAACGGTTACGGTCTCTTCTGGCGTGGCGACGTTTTCTGAAGGCGTGGTTACGTCCCTGTGGTCCGGTGCCAACGTACTGTTGAGAATTGCCAACAACGATACGGATACGCCAACAGGTACGTGGGGCGATACTCAAGCCGGTGACATCCGGTATAACAGGGACTGCACAGAGGTCCGGGTTGTCGAGCGTCTCACTTCCAGTACTTGTCGGATTTCCAATACCGCACTGGCTGTCGATGATGTAGCATACACAGCGTCCAGTCTCATCGACACTGCCGATGCGACGATGGAGGTTCTTGTTGCAAGATTAGCGGAGGATGAGTACGGTGCGAGACCTGTTGGCAACCATAGTGAGATGCTTACGTCAAAAACTCGGCTGGCAGCAGCCTTCCTTGAAGCCAAGTCCGCTGATTCCAGACGAGTCCGGTCTAAAACCCAGATCGCTCAATGGTACGGACTACGGCTACAGGACATTGGACATTCCCCCGCAAACACCTGAGCTTGAGTGGGTGACAACGGCCGACTTGGCCTGTGAGATCCTGCGACGGTGTGACGTGGGGGTACTGACTATCGGTACAAGTAAAATAGGCACGAACTACACACTGGAAGTATATACCAAGGGTAGCTTTGTCCACAAACTGATGGTGGTGCGACAGACCCAGGAGTTTTTGATTGACGTAGGAGTCGACGAGTAATGGCAGCCCCCGAGTGGAACATTCTCAATCGTACGCGGCTTATACTGGAGAGCATGGCGGCAACCCGCCAGTTCACTGCCAGTCAGGGGGAAGTCGTACGACCTGTTCCACCCAATGCCATTCGAGTGTGGAAAGCAGTTGAACAGGGTCGTGGGGAGAACGGCATACAAAACATTGCTCTCCCCGCGATCCGAATTACGTCACTGCCTGTGGAGTCCACAATCGGGGCCGGGCTGAACTGTGCTGATGATGAAGTCGTAAGAATAGCAATTCAAATTCTGGACGTGTCAAACTACGATTCATCTGGCCCACTTCGGACGTACATGGATTGGATGGATCTCATCCGGACTGAACTGCTTGCGGTACCTAATCCGTTCTTGCAGGACGCTGACGTGGAGGTGTATGATCCATTCGTCGTACACATTATCAAAAGGTTGTCTGCGGAAGCCCAGAGCCTGGTCAGACATGAGCAGCAGGTTGCTTTGTTCACATTCCAAGTTATGGTGAGGCACCACAGATGACAATGTCCGTTCCGGTCAACGCCCGTATGATGGTTAACGGGAAGAAGTTCTGTTTTGCCAAGTTCCTGAATCAGAGTTCAGTTGAACGGATACAGAACCCTGACGCCATTTGCGGTAACCGAGATCCACTGATCAACCGAACCGCGTCAGGTCGTCGCAAGTTTGCGTTCACAACATATCACGACATTACGTACCCGATCCTTGTCGAGCTGTTACCACTCGCCGGGTTGACCAACGTGACCGGTACGTACACAGCCAACCAGTCAGCACTGACAACGATTACGGTTGACGTGGACGCTGTCGGTGCCATCCACAGCTTCTCGGGATGCCGGGTGAGTCGTTTTATTCTGAGGGGCCAGACGGGTACGCTGCCGGTCTCTCTGGAGATCCAATGGATCGCTGAGGATGAAACCGAAGGAGCCCCGTCGTGGGTTGACGGCACTGTTGACAACATTTTTCCGTTCGCTGGGGCCACCTACGCGATCAACAGCACCGATATTGACTTTGACCGGTTCGCCTTTGTCATCGACAACAAACTGATCCCGTCGTGGAATGCAAACGTAGCTCTGACTGATGTTGGCAACGGACCACGTCAGACACTGCTTGCTACCAGTATCCCGTACATCGCCGGTACGAAGGACTTCTATTGGGACTGGAGGGACTCAACTGTATCTGGTAACGACCACGCATTAGTCCTGACCAACGGCACCGACACTGTGACGATCAACCTGCCGAACGCTGTATTCATCCCAGAAGGACCGTCCATCGAAGGTTCTCTCGAAGAGATCCGATTGCCGATGACTTGGGAAGCACATCGTACTTCAGCTACTGCAGCCTTTAACGTGGTACTGGTTAACACATGATCCCAGCGTACCTTAATGACGGATTCACTCAGGAAGCAGCACCGGGCGTCTTTTGCCGCCCGATGTTGTGGATTGAGAAGAAGGAGTGGAAAGAGTTGGCCGTCACGGACCCAGAGGGGGCGTGGCTCAGTTTGGTGCGTTCACATGTCTGGAACCGTGGAGACGCAGCGGATCAGTTCAAGTCTGAGGTTATCAACATTGTTCTCGGCTACACGTCGAAGGATGAGTCACGAGACTTTCAGGACCTCAGTGATAGCATTCAACTCCACGCAACGAACCCAGGTCTGAGTGTGCTGTCCTGCTCGACATGTCGGAAATACTGTGTCAACCATGAAGATGGAACTCTACACGTCGGACCGAGCGGGGAACCAACAATCCTTCCCGGAGGAATCAAAGTTCCATGTGAGACACATCGAGGCTGTCTCAAGGGACACTGGTCGGAGCCCAACGGCCTCTCGAACGAGCGATGGTTAAAGACTTGGCGGCACTACTGGAGGTACAGGACCGATTGTCCGATGCAGGACGAGCTGTGGCACCGCAACAGAATGTTGATCGAATGGACGGTGTTGTATGGACGAGATAAGCGACTTGATCCGTTTGCTGGCGGAAGCTCCGATGGAGGAACCGCCGATGTCTCGGCCAAAGGATCTGTTGGACAGGATATCCCTGGAGCGAGTTGTATCTGAGGGGGTACAACCACTAGGCAACGCGGTACCAGAGGCAAGCCCCACCAACACTTCAAAGGAAGTGGGGGCCGTAGCGAATCCCAAAACAGGTATGCCGGACATACCTGTTCAGGTCAGCGTATCACAGTTGGAAACGATACCGGGCAGACCTGCGGTACCAAACAAGACTGAGGTAGTAGCTGGTCGGACTGTTAACCCCAAACCTCAGCAACCGATGAAGGTCGGTGAGGCCCGGGTGTTCTCACCGGAAACAGTTACTGGTCGAGTTGCCACACCCAAGATACTGGATACTATTGCAGGGCTTCCAGCCTCCATGAAGGATAGGCAGTCGACCACAGGGCAGGCCCAGGTTACCCCGAGGGCTCAGGTCACCGTGACGGTACCACCGAACTTTCCGCTTGACCCAAAAGAAATCTTCTCAGTCGTAGATGACCTGATACAATTACCCCCCAGACAGGATGTATCCGGTGCCCGAGACCTACGAGCACCGATGTCAACAAGTAACCTTGAGTCGACAGAAGCCTTTGTTGCCCGGTCTTTCAGGGCGAACGAAGGTAACACATCAGACCTCGATCGGTGGCATCTATGATCTTCATGTACGGCGAGTATGCACACGATGTAGATGAGGTGATGGTACGCACCTCGGTACAGTGGATTGTTGACAAGTTCAACCGCCGCATGGGGGACATCATCGAGTACACAATCGTCGGCGTGAAGAAAGTCGATGACGATGCGGACCCTGAGATCACCAAGCAGAACCTGACTGATGCTCTGTTCGATCTGACTGAAGCGTACAACATCGACTACCAGGACTTCGGCCTGTACCACGATGATGGAGTTACACCGACAAGGCACCTTGTCTTCAACGAAGAAACATTCGGCGGTACGAAAGTAGTCGTACCCCCGTCATTTATCAACGGGCCTTGGGGTGGTCGTGTCGAGTACACGAACACCAGAACCTTCTTCCTTGTACTGCGGGCAGAGATTCGGGTCGGTGACGGGCTTTACGCTCTCAAGCAGAAGTTGACAGTCAAAGGCACCGGTGGCCCACTGTGGCGGTACTCCCCAAAGATCACGGGGGAGCCAGACGCTCAGACCTTACAGACAGCAACCAGCTTCTGGTACATCCAGGAGGGTGAGGCTATCGGCCGGTCAGATTTCCCAGTACCAGCGGACCCACTGTACCCATCGATCGAGCATGGTGAAATGCGGGTAGTCGAGTACACAGACGCACAAGACATCGTTGTTGGTGGGGCCGAGATGTATGGAACATCGTGGCAGTACGCGATGGAAGCCACAACGAGCCAGGGGTTTAACGCATTCATTGTACCGACCGTTGAGGCAATCGAATGAGTTGGTCCTTCACCAGCATCGTAGACCCGGTGGAAGCTGAGTACAACCAGACCCTGGGGTTTGCGGCAGATGTTGCACTACTTCGCTTCAACCCGCAGGTAGCAGCGATACCAACGTCCGGCACACTATCGTTTGTCTGGAGTGCCACCACCATAACGCTTCCAGACTGTGTTGTTGACCTTGCGTCCATGCGAGCAACAGATGATGGGTGGTTCACATTGCTGAAGGTTCTGGACCGGCGTGAGCGGTGGACCCGTGCGGCCCCGATCTCGGGTGAGTACAACACACTACGGGCTGGGTCGAAGTCCCGCGTCAGAACCCTCAGACAGCTCGGTACTCTCTTGATGACCGCACTCGGTGAGGCATCAGCCGACGTGTCTGCACTGCCAACAAACATCTACCCTCCCGTGTCATGGCGATGCGATGACGTGGTCGAGGTAGCGGAAGCACTCTTTACTGAGTATGGATACTCGGTCGCCCTTGGTTTTGGCTCTGAGACTGTCACCGTGGTGAAGCTCGGCACCGGGGCGACCCTTTCTTTAACGGATGCGTTTGCTGGGTCAGACACGATAGACCCGAAGCTGGTCCCTCGGTACTTCCGAAACTGCTTCGAGGATTCTGTCGCTCAGGTACGGCTGAAGATGGAAGCTGTAGGACTGGACACTGACGGCTCCTGGAAGCTGATCGACGATCTGTCTATTAAGCCAGCAGGGGGTTGGGAGCGTGTTGCACCGTACAGCTTGAACGAAGCTACAGACCCCCTGACCGACGACCAGAAGATAGAAGCTCAGGCGTACGTCCGGTCAGCCTACCGTGTCAAAGGTTTCGCTGACGGGACGTGGACCATACCGGACGGGTCCGGGTCATTAACAACTCTCGACCAGATCCTGCCAATCGACGGCAGGCTGCTAAGCACTGAAGACTTCCGGCCTGATGATACGTATGAGAACCTCCGGGTTTACGGTAAGTACCACCAGCTTCCGGACGAGAAGGCACAGCCTTTCGTGGGAGGTAATACGGATATCGGTGACCGCGTCATGGGGAGACGGTACAGGTTCGATGGTGAGAACGGGTTGCTGCTGTTTGAGAAGCCTATCTACTGGATGGATAACTCTGACGTTAAAGCAGCGGAGCTGTACATCGAAGTGACGATTCGCATCCGTGACTCGACCACAGGAGCATGGCGACACTACGAGTACGACGTGGACGCTGAACCGTCAGGTGTCGGGTATTACACGATAAGGCACGAAGACCGTGCTGAGACGATTGTCACGTACGACACAAGTCATGCAGTTACTGGGTACTCCACCAACGCGGTGTCTCTGATCGCGTTGGGCGATGCAGCGGCTACTGCGGCTGCAGGTATGTTCGCGACGTCGGCCAGTCGGTACGTCGTGTACAACCAGCCGAAGCTGGCTCTACGGTGTGACGGGGCGATCCAACAAATTAAACATGTTATGACTTGCGGAGAACACAGTCATGCGGTAAACCGTACTACAGCTTCGCAGAACTTCGAGTTCGACCGGAGGATTCCTTCTCGGGCTCAGCGAGTGGCTCACCTGAGGGCGATGAAGTCTGCTGTGCATATCCAGAGGTCTAAGGTGGTAGAGTCACGTAAGCGAGACAACAATGACTGACAGGAGTCGAGTACCAAACAGATCGGCTGTAGACTTGTCTGCGGTTGTCCCTTGGGTTAACGACGCTGGGGAGGAGATACCGGCGTTCGGGGTGGTCCAGTTACGGACGGCCTTTGATACGACCAGTCATGCCAGTAAACCTGACAACACGTCGGGTTTATTCTTCGTCAACGGTCCGGTACCGGTCGCCAGTGCGAAGCGAGGTGAGTCCCTCGTCTGGAATAAACCGAGGGTGGTACTGCTTGATGCTGCTGCGTCTGTTGGCGACGAAGTTGGCCCAACCGATGGGTCGTGGGAAATGTCTGATGGTGGTGTTGGGTTCCGGGTGCTGCAGCAGGCGGCAGACGGCATAGGCGTAGTTGTACAAGTCGGGGGCGGCTCCGGTGGCGGTCACACCATCTGGTTCACCATTGACAGTGTCCTGTGTCCCGAGACTGACTACGTCGACGAAACGACGCTCGTAGTCACAGCAACCTACTACAACCAGAGCTGCACAGGAACCCCGCCGGGGTCGGAGTACGGCGGCGAGTACTATGTCTATGACATCTGCAATTACCTGAGTGGATTGACCCCGCAGGACTTGGTTGGAACGACAGGGCGAGCAACGTACCACTATCCACTGACGGGGTACTGCGAACCTCGTTGGATCATCGACGACCTTTGTGCCCAGCCGGAGTGTGAATAATGCCTCCGAGGTATCTTCGCAAAGCATCGCCAACGAAGCTAGAACCCTGTGCTGAGTTCATGGTTGAAACTTGCGACACTGCCCCGGCTGATCAATGCTGCGGTGCCCTGCCTTGCAAGCTATGCTTGGAGTGGGAAGTCTACGGTGAAGACATTGCATACGGCTCAGCCACATTCGCCGGAACGTCATGGACGGGCACAGTTGGTTCGGTCGCCTTTGTCTCGTACTGGGAGCGGAACTACCTCACTGATGAATGTGAGTACATCGTCACTCTCGACGACGAAGAGGTCTACCGTGCAACATGTTACGAAGGAGCGAGTTGCCGAGATCCATCCGGCGAGGTGGCGGTGTCGACTGGATACCTTGAAGGCACGTTGCGATGGTCAAAATATGAGCCTCGCGAACTGGCACTGATCGATAATCCCGACACGGGCTGCAGAGACTTCTTTTGCGGAACGTGCCGGTGTTCGTGTGATTGTCTATGCGTGACGATTACCGACGTAGGTATCATAGTCGGAGAAGGCGAAATCTGCGACGTGTCGTATCCGTGTGACGCCCCTGTTTGGGAGGGCACTGTCGGGTACTACGAGCTGTCGGTTGCCCTCGGCAGAGACGAGTACACTGGCGAATGTGTTATCACGCTGACCGCTAACGGTGAGGAACAAGATCCTGTCTTCGTCACTGGCTGTGCCGATATGTCGGCAAGCGTGACACTCTACGACGGCACGATTATTAGCGTGGCGTGCAAGCAGTGCAGTTGCGAGGAAATCGGTCCTTTTGAATGCGAGTGTCGCGCTGACTTTGACGCAACCATGCTCGGAACGGTCGTCTCTGGAGGAACATCCTGTAATCTGTCTCCTATCGGTGGGGCGATTGGATCGGGCGGCACATTGGTTCCACTTGCCGAACGTGCATGGAATCCAGAGGACTGCGTTTTTGCTATCTCGGTGACGGACCTGATCTTTCCGTTGATGCCGAGTTGCCTCAATCCAGATAACGCAAAATACATCGTAATTGTAAAAAAAGCATCGGACGCAACGAATCCATTCAGAGACGACACGATCGTTCAAAAGTACGAATACTATGGCGTAGTGTACCACTCATCCGGGTCGCCACTGAGGCATATTAGTTATGAGTATTCTCTGTGCTGCAAAAACGAAACGCCGGGAAACGCCGCAACATCGCATCTGATTTACATCACAATTCACAACATGCTATTAGGCTCGGCCTATTACGATTTTACACTTCGCAATCCAACGCAAGAGGCAACCTACGGAGGATGCTGACATGAAGGAAATCTTTTTGATTTTGCTGGTCGAGGCTATCGCGTCATTGTTGGCACATATTCCGATCACATTGCGACAATACGAAGAACGCGACTGGGCAAATCGACTTGAAGAAATGGACCGCGTGCAGAGGGACTTCGATGCCTCTCGTCACTAAGCGACTGCAAACAGATGGGCGATACGTCACATCGTTTGGCGGCGGGGATGTCCCGGCGCGTCGATCGTGCTCAGCGGGACCAAGACCATGCCGAGACTGCTCAAACGCTGGCTCGCTCATGTTGACAGCGGTCGAGGCAGAGACGGGCCAGCGAGTGAACTGCGGAACGTGCCGCAACTACTTGATGGGGCTTAACGGAAAGCCTAATCACGATCATGCCGCAATCGTCCAGAAACTGTATGCTGAAATTGAATGGCCTCCATCGTGGCGGGCTGCACACGGCGACAAAGAAGGGCAGCGGAAAAGGATCGGGGAAATCGTGACGGGAGTGCTGGCGGCAGCGACGACGAGTTGCCCGAGTCCGCGTATTAAACTGGAGAGACCAGCAAGAGCCCGTGGCGATGCTTGGACCGCAGGTGGTACTGCAAAAGGCCCAACTGCGAATCAGACGCGAAACTACAACGATGTCAAAGACTGTCCACCACCAACACCAGATCCATTTACGGAGCCACCAACGCTCCACTTCGGGGCTCACCTTTGGCCGATCAGAGGGTATTGGCAACGACATGCGGACGCTTGGAACAAGCTGGCTAGTATGATCACTGGGAAGTGCGTCGTTATTGTGGTTACTGACGACACGACGAGTCCCGTTGAAGAAGTACGTGCTGCTCTTGACCCACGAATAGAAATAGTCACCGCTGGCAATACGCCGCACGGTGAGAACCCATCCTTCACTCTGCTTCAGCAAATCATGCCACGAGGACAGAACGATATCTTTTTATACGCTCACGGTAAGGGCGTCAGGGAGCGAACCTTCAATTCAAAAGCTATCGATCTGTGGATTGATTGGATGTACGAGAGTGTGATATTTTCACACGATCGGGTTATCAAACATATGAATGCGGGCTACAAAATGGTAGGTTCGTTTCGAATGTTTGGCTTAGCACAAACTGATCCGCAACGAGGCTGGCACTATGCTGGAACCTTCTTCGCTGTCCGAGCGAAGTACCTTCCTGGGACGAGAGTACAGGATCGATACGGTGGTGTTGAGAATTGGCCAGGTCAAAACTTCAACGCCAGCGAGTGTTATTGTGAGTTTATGGATAACGTGGCTATGCGGACTCTCTACCTCGACTCATTCATGCAAAACCAAAAACCGTTTTTTGACGACTGGAAAAAGAAATATGCACCCTGACGCTGGAAACTTTATTGCAGAGTTCAAGACGGCTGGGCTTATCACTGTGGTCGAAATTGGGTCACGAGATATCAACGGAACCGTCAGGCACCTGTTCCCCAACGCGACGTGGACCGGACTGGATTTGTACGCGGGGCCAGCAGTTGACGTTGTGTGCAATGCTGCGGAGTGGACACCCCCAAGTCTTGTTGATATGGTCGTATGTTGCGAAGTGCTTGAGCACGCAGCAAACTGGCGTCAGTTAATCGGGGCGGCGTTTCGATGGTTGAAGCCGGACGGCGTATTTTTGGTGACGTGTGCCGCTCCGGGTCGAGCAGCCCACAGTCACCATGACGGACAGCTCCTTCGTGATGGTGAGTATTACGAAAACCTGAGCGGTAAACAGATCGCGGAAGTCTGTGTGGAAGTTGGGTTTCAGGTCATCCAAACGAGGCAGGGACTGTACGACACGTATGCACATTGTACGAAGGAAGCATAGTTACGGCCAGGGTCAGGTGGATAAATAGCTGGACCCTCCAACATGGCCTGGGAAGGCCCTGCCCCGATCGGGGCAGGGTCGCCATGTTTCTACTAGACACCCATTGTCAAGCCCGGTACAATCCCGGCTCAACATTTTCCTGACGGAGAGAATCATGCCGGATAATTTGTTCAGAAAGCGACGAAGCCTGACACAGCGGTCGGCGGCACCCGCTTTACGTAATGCTATGATTTACCATCCAAGTCATCCCGACTACATACCTCCGAGACCAAACACATTTCAGGAGCAGTACCGGATTGACAGGGGCCAGAATCCCGGCAACGCCAACTTCATCTACGGGGTGGACGACAGGGACGGGAACGGTAACCCCCTGGTGAACGGGGGGGTACAAAACATGGGTGGACCTCGGTCGTTCAACCCGCAGAACCAGGACGTGCTGGGTAGGGCTGCGGCAGCACTGGACGCTGTCAAGCAGGACCGGCTGAACCCGATGTACGGTAGTCAGCAGGGGTACGCAGCACCCGGTGGTAACGGCCAAGGTATCGGCGGGTCGTCTCCAATACCCGGACTCGTTGGACGGGGTCTGGAAGCCGCGAGCCAAGGGCTTAACTTTGCACAGGACGGGATGGAGAGCTACCAGAGGGGGCGTAACGCACTCCCACAGGTCCCTCCCGGCCAGCAGGTGGGGTACGCAGCTCCGGGTTTGAACACTCAGATCCAGGGGTCTCCGGGTCTACGCGGGTTCGTCAACAGCGTCGGGCAGGGCATATCCTCAATGTACAACACGGTTGCGGGTGCTCTGAACCCACCTACGGAATACTATGACGGACCGATGGGTAACGTACGTCCAGAACGCATACGCGACTTACAAGATACGCCAGGTTTCCGATTCTCGTGGAACGGTGCTGGGTCTGGGGACGTACCGAACTTGGCTGACGTCCTCAACGCCCCGGATGCAAACCCGATCCGTAGCGGGTACACCCCTGACGACCGGGGTCCTGTCCCTCGGAGTGTTGCGAGTCAAGCACCAAGCTACTATGAGCAGCAAGCAGCGGGCATGGATATGGAGTCCATCCGTATGACGGAACTTGCCGGGAAGATTGATGCTCTACGCCAACGGTCACAATCAGACAATCCTATGAACCCGGCACCGGGTGGTGATCCCCGGATTGCAGCAATGCAGGCTGAGATCGACCGTGGTACACGTCAAGGGAATATCATGTTCGAGCCGGGGGCGACGTCGTCTGGTGAAGCGACACGAAACTTCCGCAAGATTGCTCCTGAGGATCTCAACGGGGTGACTGCTCCAACAGTAAACGGGTACAACGGCAACGTCGGATACGCTCGGAATCCAATGCGGCTTGATCCTGAAGAAAAGCTCAACCTCGCTGAAGGGAATGCCCGGCGTATCGCAGGTGGTGGAGCTGCAGCCGACCCAACCAATATCGGGGGTAGATTCGGTGGTGCGTATGGGGCTGGACTAAACGCAGACGCCACAGCAATTGCTGAGGGCCGAGCTGTACGTACGGCTGACGGTAAGGTCGTGTACTTCACGGGTACACCGGAGTCGGCTCGTCGGGCACAGACGGCCGGTAAGGTCGAGCGTGAGGCACTACGTGACCGCAACAACCAGAACGTACCTGAGGCTGAGCTGAAACGTCGTGCTGCTGCCAACGCACAAGCTGCAGCACGAGCCGCAAAGCACGAAGCATTCAAGGCTGCTAATGGCGGGATGAACTACCGCCAATATGACCGGATGACTGGCAGCAGCAACGGCAACAACTCCCTGACCTTGAAGGCTGTCCGAGAAGGCAGGCTCAGTCCGCAGGAAGCTAACTACCGTATGCAGTTACGGGCTGAGAAGGCTCTGCGTCGGTCAGGCAACCCGATAGCAGGTGGTACTTCTATGGCGGGGCAGATGTACCCAGACATGATGGCCGGTAGGGGTGGTCAGAATCAAGCTGGACCGAATCCGATGGCGGATGTATCCGAAAAGTTGATGCCGGGTGGAATTGTAACACCAGACAGCAGCAAAGCATCTCGGGATATACTGGATGTGTTGGCTAACGGAGGCAAGGCCCCGGACGGTACGACGGTCCCACCGTCTCCAATGTTTGCGGGTCTTGCCGACTCTCCGGATAACGTCCAGGGTATGCACTTCGGCATACAGCAGATGGTTCAAGATGGCCAGGACCTGGGTGTTGAGGATCTGCAGAAGTTATACACAGCAACTGTTGCAATGCAGGCTGGGTATGGTACGCCAAGTTACGACCCGTTTGACATGTCGCCCGGGCTTGAAGCAGAGGGACTCCTTGGTCCTTTTGGTTTAGAAATGAATGGTTTGTTCGGGGCGACGGGGGTAGACGCAGCTCACACTAAAACCTTCGGGCCGATGTATAAAGAGCTTGCGACCATGAAGAACCCGTCACCGCAAGACCTTCAGAAGTGGTGGGCGAAATTCAAGAGCAACATCCGTCCCGATACGAATAGGTTCATAGGTGGGTCTGCAATCCTGTCCGGGGAAGGTGGCCCTACTGTATCTCCAGGTGGATACGAGTACCCATTGCCAGCAAACCCAATGAAGTGAGTTAAATGCCTACAGTATCTCAGCTTCTCAATCTCGTACCGCAGAACCAACTCCAGCCTCAACAACCTCAGTCTGGTGGTACCGGCCTGATGGACACGTTGAGTGCTGTGGGTGGGGCTAGTCTCGGAGCCGTCGCGTCCGTAGGTAACTTCCTCGATCTACCGGGTTCGTCGATTCGAGATATTCTGGCTGGCGAGAACCCACTCGACCAGTGGCTCTCCCCTCTCACGGACAGGAACCGTACATCGGGCAGACAACTGCTTGAGAAGTATGGTATGAGGTCCAACCGTGAGACGGGTATGTACGGCTGGTTGTCAGATCCAGGTGAGGGGTTACGCGACCTTGCTGGGTTCGGTGCCGAGGTGTTGCTTGACCCCTTCGGCCCGTTAACCAAGGGCACGAAGATGGCCACTGGTGCAGCCAGCCTGGTTAACCGGGCTCACCCTGTAGTCAAAGGTGTGGCCCGGGGGGCTGTCAACCTGTTTGACAAGCTACCGGCCCAGATCGGGCAGATCACGAAGGACAGACTGACGACTGCTGCTAAAAGTGTAGGGCGTGGCGTAAAGGCTATGTTCAACGCACCGAGCGGTGGGGTAACTGACGAGTTCGCTCAGGGTATCAAGGAGCGAGCTACCGTCACGGCAGATGCTGCGAAGCAACTGGCTGACACGATGAGTATTGATCTTGTCGAGACTGCCAACCGAAGCGGGTTCAACCTCAACAAGAACCCAGACCTTGACATGAATGATCCAGCCAACTGGTTGGACGATGCGTCACCTCTGGTGACCAAGGCCCGGGAAGAACAACTGTTCCGTGTCTGGGAAGGTACGTACGACCCAACGACAGCTAAGCTGCGACAGGGTGACCTTGTTACACCTGAGGGATCAAACGCTTTCAAAGAAGTCGAGTGGGTCGACCGGTCCTCTACCGGTACGAAGGTCAAGCTGGTCAACGACGATAAAATCTACAATGACTTTGACTTCGACCCGAAGAAGCAGTGGTTGAGCCAATCGGTAGAGATCCCGCAGGACGTCCTGGATGTAGCTACGCAGATGAAGGACTTCAGAGACGCACTGAAGGATAGAGTCCACGAGCTTGGTGGTAACATCGGGGACATGATCGACGTTGTTGAATTCTCACCGAGACGTAAGAACGTGTCACTCGCTCGGGCAGAAAGCATCAGCGGTTTGACCCACAGCAAGTGGATGCGGAACAAGTACGCCAGCCTCGTGTCAACACTGCAGGCCACTGGTGGTCGTGACATGATGTACAAGGGGTTCTTCGACGGAACCCCGGGTGTCAACACTTTGTACGGTGACAGCGTTTGGCAGAACACTGTCCGTGAAGTTAACGACCTCGCTACAGGTACCGGTGCAAACAACGGTCCTAACTTCCTGCCGGGGTACGTAGGCCCTCGACACGTTGAGTCATTCGCTGAAGCCATCGGTATGACTCCGGAAGACTTGTGGACCCGGATGCAGCAGATGCAGCCCGTCAATGCCACAGACACCAGAGCGTTCGCTAACACGGCGACACCCGGTGTATTCACAGTGGTACGAGGGGGCCAGATGGCGGACTCGGTAAACGTATCCGTCGTTGACGGTACCGCTCGTATCGACACCACGGGCATGGCCGATACATCATGGTTCCCCGACGCTCTGCAGGACATCGCTCGTGAACTTGCCCGAGGTGGTACGGCTTCAAAGCTGGAGATAAATGCACAGGCAGGATTGGCTGACGCCCTCAAACCTCTCGGCTACGTCCCTGATGGGTTGAACGCTGACGGTACTGAGCGATTGGTACGTAAGCTGTTCAACGCCGAAGATACGAAGACCACGATCAAGTCGTACTTACCCGTTGACGAGTTCAAGGCCAGGTTCAACGGTTTTGTCGCTGGGTTCGCTCAACAGGTCAAGCAGGGCGACGTGGCTGGCGTACAACCTGGTCGGGGCTGGTGGAAGTCATACACGAGCATTACCCCGAAGGTAGACGGCACCGAGCGTGTGTTGAACATGAAGCCGGAGGACCTGAAGTTCGTTGATAAGAACAACATCCTCGACCCGAACATACGCCGGTTGTTTACCAAGATCAATGAGTACGACGCAGCTATTGCTCACGTACAGGAAGGCAAGGAACTCTACATCGGCGTCAAGCACGATAGGGGTATGAGGTCCGAGCTGGTGATGCTCAAACCCACTCAGCGTCACCAGGTTGAACTGCAGCAGAAGAAGCTGTTGGACAGCCTCGACAAGATGCTGGTTGACGATCCGCTTCTGCAGAGGGAAGCGATCATCGACGGGGTCCACAACGGCATCACTCGGAACTACAAAGAGAAGATCGTCCAATGGATGCCTAAGCTGGACGACAACGGGGACATCGTCGCAATGGATGCTGCTGGATCTTTCTCCCGCAAAGGTGGGTTGAAGGATTGGCATAAAACCTTTGATGAGCTGGCCGAAGGTATCGACTTCGTCAAACCACAGTCACCTCATGAAGCGTTACTACGCCTGGACGACGACAGTCTTGAAGCGATGATGTTTACGCCTGCTCAGCGTACACGTCTTGAGCAGTTGCGTGGCGAGGTAGCTGACAAAGCTGACGTTATCCAGGATGACGCTGCCCGAGAAGCTGCGAAGATAAAGCAGGACATGTCTATCGGTCTGGTCGACAGACACCGAGCCCTCGCTATCGACGTTGCTGATAACGTCGAGCGGCGGTTCAACAGTTTGTATGAGAAGTCAGCAGCGGTCAGCAACAAGGAGTACCTTGACAAGAACCTGGCGATGGAGAGCTTGCTGAAAGAGCAACGCGACTTCGTCGGCAAGGCTGTGGTCGACGCACGTACCAACCCGAACGCATTCGGTGTACGAAGTCCACGAGGCAATGTTGAGGTCGAGTACGATCTGGCCAACAAACGTGGTATGACTTTCGAAGAAGCGATTGACGACGGCTTCTTCGGTAAAGGTATCAGTGACAAGCGTTTCATCGAATCGGTCCGGAGCTATCTGGTCGACAACGGGGCTTTGAAGGCAACCGACAATGTCGATGAGTTAGCCAAGCAGATTCTGGAAATCAAATCGCTCCGGCTCCCGGCTGATACGTGGAGCCAGATGAAGACGTTCAATGAAATCTCCGGGATGGCTTCACTGCCGGAACTTGAGACACCGCTTCGGGCCGCTCAGAACTGGAATACGCTGACCAAAGCTGGTCAGCTCAGTACGTCACCAGCAACCGGTGTTCGCGACGGTATGTCGTCGTATGCACAGGGCGTACTCATGGGCGACATGGACCCCGCTGCTATCTACACACACGGCAAGGCGGCTTGGTCATTCACGAGAGGTATGGCGATAGACCCGGGTGAAGGTATTGCTGACATCGAGCAGTACCTCGCCTCGAAAGGGATACCGTCTACCGCTGAAAGTCGTGGACGTGTATTCCAGGACATGTTCAACGCCCACCACATGCACGGGTCTCCTAACCCAGACATCGTGACGGCCGATGCGTTCCGGCTGGCCGAGTCCGACTCGTCGATGGCGTTGCTACGTAACAAAGCTGGCGGGTCGTACAGTTCTATGGTTGATCGGCTGCGGAACGCTCCGTCCACCATAGCCGGTACGGTTAAGCTCGCAGCGACCAGTCCGATTCAGGCGACCAAGACAGCGGCTAAGAAGGCAGTCAACGTACAGGGTATGTGGACACGGGACGAACTCGGTCGACAGGTACAGCGGTCTGTAGGGGAGAACCCCGTCGTCAACACGATGAACGATCTACGAAGTATGATCGACTCGACAGTGCGTACCACGTTCATCCTCGACCGGCTGAAGAAAACTAAGTCGATGAAGCAGGCATTGGCTGATGCTGACAGGATACTGCTCAATGCCAACCCAAAGAACTTCACCCGCTTTGAACACAAGTGGATGAAGTCAATCATCCCGTACTACTCGTTCATGAGACAGACGCTACCACTGTTCGCCTCAGAGATGATGGTTAACCCGGGTGGTAAACTTGGTATGGTTATCAGGGCAACCCGTCTCGGTCAGGGTGGTGAAGAGGACTACGTCCCATATCAGTACCTCGACTCTGCGGCTATTCCGCTGGGAGAGACGGACGAAGGTCAGCTCAAGTACCTGACATCTCTTGGTCTCATGCACGAAGACGCTGTTAAGTACGCAGGCAACGCCTTGCAGGGTGATCTGCGTGGTCTGATGCAGCACGCCCTCAGCTCGTCTAATCCGGCGATGAAGTGGTTGATCGAGTACAGCACCAATACGTCTCTGTTCAGTCAGGGGCCGATGGGTGGTAGAAGACTTGACGACCTCGACCCAACGATGGGACGTATCGCAGCTAACCTTGGACTACAGAGCCGTGATGCTTCAGGTCGGCCGACCCCGGTTGGTGGTCCGATTGCCGAGTCAGTAGCAGCGATGAGTCCGGTGTCACGACTGTTGTCGTCGACCAAGATCGCGACCGATAAACGGTTGAGTGCTTGGGACAAAGTCATACGACTCACCACCGGCTTCCGAGAGGAGACGGTTGAGAACGAACAGATTACTCGTGACCTGCGAGACCGTCTCAACGCTCTGCAGATTAAACTCGGGGCTCGACCGCTAACGATCGTCAGTGGTGCTGATAAGTTGAAGGAATTCGCCTTGGCCAACGGCGACACCGAGACCGCGATGCAACTCGAACAGATCGAGAAGGCTCTGGCCTTGCAGAAAAAGTTGGACCGGGAATCTAAGAAGGACGATGAGAAACCGGACAAAGACAAACCAGCGAGAGATTCTCGTAAAGCCCTGATTGACAGGATACAAGCGGTACGGTAATCTTTTCTTGAAGTTGAGAATTTTCCGGTACAGGAAAACCCCGCATAGGAGGAAAGTCATGCTGACAGGTGCTGTTGTAAACGACATTGTCAAAAAGCTGAACGACGCGACAGACATCCCGTTCGTCAGCGAGGCGATTGAGGGCTTAGTTATCGAGAAGCTGGTTGTCTTGATCGACAGCCACCTCCCACCTTGGGTCGCACAATTCATGGCCAGTGCTGCTGACGGCTTGACCGTTGAAGAACTGAAGGTACATGAGGACGTCATCGTGACGGACCTCTGCAAGCGTATCAACATGAGTAAGCTCCTGCCTGACTTCGTCGAGGCAAAGCTCATCCGTTACGTCGTCAACGCGGTGTTGGAGTACGCCCGAGTTGGTTTCATGGCACCGGGGGTGTGAATTGAGTACGACCCAGATCGTTGGAGCAGTTCTCCTCTCACTCGGTGGCCTGACCGGGGCTGGTACTTTCCTGTACGGCAAGCTCCGTAAACCAGCTACACCACCGGATACCCATGCAGACTCAGACGCACCAGCCCCGGTCGGCATTGCTGCGTACATGGAGCTTGTTAAAGAAGCGAGCCCAACGGCAACGGCTGAGACCAGATGGTCGTACGCGGCTGGAGGGTTCACTGAAGCCGAGATACTTCGGTTCGAGGTCGCCCGGCTCGGTGGGGAGAAGAAGACATGAAGTACTTACCAACGATTCTAATGATCATCGGTGGGTCACTTCTACTGGTTCCGGGAGGCAGCACGGACGTTGCCTTTTCAGACACGCTGTCTACTGCCCACCAGATGGACAGGCAGCTCAAGGTTGAGAACCTACAACGGCTGGCCCAGATGACCGGTTCGACCAGCGAAGCTCGGGCTACCGCGTGGGCCGAGATGGACAGAGCCGCGTTTGGTAAAGCCTACGATAAGGTTGGTGACGACGTGGCTGTCGCCATCGAGAAGAATCAAGAGGCTGACTTGGCCAAAGCGTGGAGTGAGCAATGAACGGCAGACTGAACGGTTGGCGAATCGACCTTGAGAAGTTTGACGTCCTCTTCGGCATGAGTGGCGAGGACGAGGTTATGGCCCTGTGCGGGTCGTACCGGGAGGTATCTCTCGACCCGAGGGCTTTACTCCGGGTAGAGAATCAAGGCGGCATGGGATCTTGCCAGGGGCAGAGCATTACCTCTGGTTGTGAGTGGTTGTACGTTCTCGCAACGGGTAAGACTGATGTTCAGTTCAGCAGGGCATACGGGTACTACCGTTCCCAGATGAAAGACGGACTCCTCGGCCGGGACGCTGGGTCTACGATTGAATCAGGCATCTGGGTTGCTTCGAACCTTGGTATGCCGTTCGAATCCGAGTGGGGGTACAGCGACAGGTACAATCCAAAACCACCAAAACCCTGGGAAGTACTTGACACCCTTGGTAGCAACTTCAAGATCGGTAAGTCGATCCGCCTCACGACGTACGACGCGATCCGTACTTTCCTCGGTGCCGGGGTTGGCATGGTTCACCTCGGTATCCCCTGGAACTCCAGCGTTGACCGGGCGGTTGTCGACAAGTTCAGTCTTGGTAACAGTGGTGGTCACGCAATAGGGTTGTACTCCCTCTCAACACGTAAGGACAGCCAGGGTCGACCATACGTGTGGATGATGAACAGTTGGGGTAAGAACTGGGGGAATGGTGGTTGGGCTGAATGGTCGCCTGACGCGATTACCCAGATGCTACAGGCGAAGTTCTCCGTCTTCATCGGCATCTCCGAGATGCCGAACGTGAAGCCGAGAGAGTGGAAACTGGACGATATCAAGAAGAAGGTTAAATGGTGGGTGGCCGCATGAAAATGATATACCTGTTTCTACTGGTGATGACCCTTGTCGGATGTAGCCGGGAGGTTAAGCCTACCGTCGAGGTGACACCTGCCTACGTGGACATGGTTACGTCGGCAGTTAAGGCCACCACGACTGAAGTTGGAGAGGTCAAGATTGTACTGCAGGAGAACACACAGATCCTGATGCAGATCAAAGACCTTGTCCAGAATCCTCCCACCGATGGGGATGTAGCTCAGGAGCCACCCTCCTCTCCTACGTTGCTCTCCCCATCGGTGATTAAACTCTACGTGTCCAGCATCCCGGGGTGTAGACCCTGTAGACAGCTTGAGCAGGACGACCGGGCCGGTAAGTTCGCTGAGGCCGGGTTTGAAGTTGAGTATGTCGACGACCCCGGCTGGAGCGGCGGGTATCCGATCATCCGGTGGGTCGGTGATGACGGTGGGTGGAAAGGCTTGATGTATCAGGACCGCAGTGGGCGGTACCAGTCGGCGGGGTATGGCCCCGGAACTATTGCTGAGTTGACGAGGCTGCTGAAATGAACGAGACCGAGCGGCGAGAGCTTTACAAACACCTGAAATGCGACACGTCGTGGATCGTCGGGTCCGTTCGAGACTCGGTTTCGTACAGTCAAGCCTTTGGCCTGCAGGCTAAGGTTGACAAAATTGTTGCGTACTACGAGAAGCACCACATCTTCTGCACAAGTCCGGAGGAGATGATCGGTCGAATACGAAACGAGTGGGTCGCCGGGCTCGGCCCGATTGCTTCATGGTTGATGTGGATGGCCATAAAAAATTTGGTAACACAGGTTGTGCGGTGGTTGTGGAGCCGGTACAATCCTTGACCTAACCCCCAGACGAGTAGCGTTCCGCCTTTGGTTCTCCTGTGAAGGAAACGGTACTCATGTCACGACAGACTTTGATCTCCGGTAGTAATCAACTCGTAAGTTCACCGTCCCGGCTGCGGGCTTTGTACACAAAGTGTGACGACAACTTCACAGAACTCTACGGGTACTGCGACCCGACGTCTGTGGCGGTCACAGCCACCACTGGTGGCGGCACGACCGGGCTCATCCCCGCGACGGCGAACTTCGTCACTGTCACAAGCGATAATGCCGACAAGCAGATCAGTTTGCCTGCCGCTGCGGTTGGTAAGATGATCACGATTAAGGTCGGGGCAACAGCCTGCGAACTTATCTCAGCCGTTGCTGCGGACAAGGTTAACAACGTCACTGTCGGTGCAACCAACGAAGCAGCTCTGACCGCAGGCAACACGTATCTCCTGCAATACGTTGCAGCCAATACGTGGATCATGACTGGCTGGACCAATCTTGGTGCTGTACAGACAGCGGTTGTTCCTGACGCACTCTGATATTTCCACAAGACTGGCCGGGATGTCCGGCCAGTTTTTCTTTGAGGGGAGAGACATGGTGTCGTCTGGCGATGAAGTTATGCGTATTGAGACTGAGGCTGAACGGATAGAACGCATTAGTGAAGAGAAAGCCCTCCTTGAAGGTCCCTGGTGGGGTAGGTTGATATCAATGTGGTCCAGGTGGATGACTGGCCAAGCATTCAACAACGTACTGCTTACGCTCATTCTAACCGCGATTGGTGCTGGGTTTTGGTTTGGTGGCAAGTACTGTGTCGACGTGGCGATACCCTCGCACATCCAAACCATTCAGGATGGGTACGAACGTGAGGGTGAGGCCAACCGGGTGCTTCTCCGTGAGCTGGACGAAAACCACAGACAAGAGCGTAGAGAGTGGAATTCCATGATGAGTAAGGTACTGGAATCTTCACAGATGATTGATAGGTAAACGCGGACTCGTTGAACCGCTGTTGATTTTGGAATCGAGTAAATCATGAGTGACGTTCGCGAAGCACTGCAAAGACTAATTGCCGCAGCGAGACCATTTATTAGTGCAGATGTTGTTGATGAAACTACAGGAACAATTTCGCTGATGGAAGAACTGGCCTCAGCGATTGAGCAAGCTGAATCAGTACTTGCAGGAGATGATAACAATGAATCCTGGTGAACTTAAAACCCTGATCGAATCAGACAGTGAAGCACTGGCACACTGGAACGCAGGTCGGCACGCTGCTTGTGCGGCACGTTGTTCTGTAATCGCTCCAGTTATTCGCCAGCCCGTTGACGGTGGCTTGATCCAGAAAATCGCCAGCATGAATGGTGTATGGGCAAAGATCACATTGGCTCGTGAATCGTCGGAAACACCTGACGCAATCAAGGGCATCTGCATTACGTTTCTCGACTGGGTCCGCAAGGACTGGAGGATTGATTTTGATCTTCCAGAGGTCGAAGCGATGCTCGGTGGATTACTTCAATCCGGTCTTGTGACCGCAGAAGAAGTTGCGGCACTGGATGCGGCAGCGAATGTTCCGCAGGTGTTTACTACTGATGACGTTCAGGAAGCAATGAAAGGTTAATCATGCCATCAAATATCAAACGAGCATATCAAGCGTCAGCAAACCTGACGGTCACGAATCTGGCGAGCATTGCGACATCGTCCACACTGGTTGCTGGTTGGTTGTCGGGCATCATTGACAACACGACTGATCTTGATCTGGACAAGCTAATCAGCGGTAAAGTTGTGCTGGGCAACTCTGCAACAGCGGGGCAGATTGCATTGTACGCGATCGCCATGCTGGATGATTCTAACTGGCCGACGACAGCACTTACTTCCGGTACGTTTGGCACGGAAGGAACTGGAGCCTTCAAGGACACCACTAACCGCGATGCCGTCGCAATGCTGGTCTGGGCTGCTGGTACACGAGCAGACCCCGGAACAGACGACACATATCAGCTTGCCGTATCGTCACTCGCCGGTGCATTTGGCGGCGTATTGCCTGCCAAACTGGTGTTGTTTCTGACGCACTCGACTGGTGTTAATCTTGCATCATCTGGTCATCAGGTGACATGCAAAGGCATGTACGAGACGGTGGGCTGATGCGGCATAAGTTAACAACAGAATTGAGGTATCCCGGATTGTGGCGTGGTTGCGTCGGGGCTTGGAATCCCGGCCTTGGTCCAAGTGGATTGACGCTGAGAGATTGGTCGCGGTTTGGCCGACATGCGACACTCACAAATATGGATGTCGCCAGCGATTGGGTCACAAGCGGCGGTCGATATGCTTTGGATTTTGACGGGTCGAATGACTATGTTGCAGTGCCGTCATCAGCGATCATGACGTATCCTGCCACGGTGTGCTTTTGGGTATTATCGAAATCATTCGTAGCGTTTCAGGGACTGTTTAACACCACGGCGGGGACGAGCGGATTTTCGGCGTTGATGGGCGTGACTGGGCGACCATACTGTTATTGCAACGGAACACTTCTTCAGCCGACTCCTTACACACTGGTGCTCAATCAGTGGTATCACCTTGCGTACACACTTGCAGCCGGAGATCGCCGGATTTTCGTCGATGGAAAACTATACGGTTCAGATGCTGGGACAGTTCCGGCATCATCATCAGCGGTCGAGGCAATCGGGGCGTACGTCGGGCTGTTTTATACAAACGGGCAAATAGACGACGTGTTTGTGCATAATCGCGTTTTGTCGTCGCAAGAAATCAGCCTACTCGCATCCCGTCGCGGCATCGCCTACGAGCTTGCCCCACGTCGCCGGTCATCGGTTGCGGTGGCTGCTGGCGGGTTTAATGCTGCATGGATTCCAAGGCGTTCATTGGTTATTGGGGGAGGAACAAACTGATGTATCCAAGGAACGCCGCAAGCCCGGAACCAATCGCAATTGGTGCAGTGGTGCAAATATCAGACGGAGCGGTCCAGACAAGCGGCTGCACCGTACGAATCAAGCCGATAGGTGTGGCGGAGGCAGACGGTGGCGGCACGACAGCCTACAGCACGGACGGCATTGTTCTTTACACTCCGACACAGGCCGAAACGAATTACACCTCGTTCATTCTGATCGCTAAAAAGACAGGGTGCATTCCAGCGTGCGTTACGGTGGTGACAACGGCTTCTTCTGTGCCAGGGCGAACAGTGCCTGCGGACGGATCAATAACGGCTGCCGTGATTGCGACGGACGCAATTGACGCGGACGCGATTAAGGCCGATGCTGTGACTGAGATTCAGGCCGGACTGGCAACAGCAACGAATGTCAGTGACGCTCAGACGGCGATCATCACTCAGGTCGATGCGAACGAAACCAAGATCGACGCCATTCAATCCGACACGAACGACATTCAAACGAGACTTCCGGCAGCATTGGAGTCAGGAAGAATAGCAGCGGCACTGGACTCCGCTGCTACTGCCGCATTGGTTGACCTGATCTGGGACGAGCCATTAACAAAAGCTACCCATAACGTCGCGACTTCATCGGGCAAACGACTGCGACAAACGAATGCGTTCCAACAAATCGACTCGACTGTCATTGATGCGTCTGCAACAACGACCACGTTCACTACTGACCTCGATTCAGCGGTTGATAACTTCTACAACGACTCGATGCTGGTGTTCACTGACGGGGCACTGGCCGGACAGGTTCGTTCGATAGTAGACTATGTAGGAGCCACAAAGACTATCGTGGTGGAGGAACCTCTGACATCGGCTCCGGTCAACGGGGTGGCGTTTACGATTGTGTCGTTGCATATTCATCCGGTTAGTCAGATTCAGAGTGGGCTGGCGACGAGTGCCGCATTGGCCGCAGCCAAGACCATCCTTGACAAGATCGACTCAGGTATGGTGCTTGATGGGTCTGTGTACCAGTTTACCGCAAACATGTTAGAACTCGCTCCCTCCAGTGGGGGAGGATCTAGTGACTGGACCGCTGACGAACGGGCAGCGATTCGAGCCATTCTTGGCATACCTGCAAGTGGAACAACTCCAGCAGACCCGACTACAGGTATCTTGGATAGCATTCGAGACCTCGTTGTAGCGTACATCGCGGCAGCATTAGCTACCGTGAACGGCACGTCTGGGACAATCGTAGGTTTCCCTGCTACGCTCAACGTGGGTGATAGTTACACCGACGAGGCTAACGCTTCGATCCATGTCTTCATCCGGGATGCCAGCAACGACCCGATTACAACCGTTGGTGACTTCGAATTTACTGACCCGGAATTCGCACCTGAGGTAACCATCACTCAATCGGGGTCGACAGGCCGCGTCAAAGCTGTCGTTACGTACGTGGACCCAGGTGCTCCCGAGTCGTACCTGAAGATCGAAATCCCGTCGAGCCAGTCTCGCCGGGCTTCACCCGGTACAGCCACCATCCAATGCCTGCTGAAATGGGTTGACGACGAAGGTAAAGTTCTTTGTCAAAAGACGCTGTCCCAGCAGGCAATTACCTGGAATGAGATGGTCTGAGAAAGTTTACAAAATCTGTTGACAGGTTTTGTGGACTCAGATAGAGTACCTCCGTCCCGATTTCACTGGAGGTGCTTTATGCAAGTGACTATCTCATTGGGACTGGAGGAGTTGAAACTCCTGCCGGAAGAACTCCGGCAGAAGATCCAATCGTCATTGGGTCTACCAGTCGTTACACCGCAGCGGACCATACCGGAAGTTGCAACTTCAACATCACACGCGATCCTACCGGTGTTTGCGGCACCCGAGGCCCCGCAAGCCGTGCCAGCTTTTGCACTACCGGTGCAGCAGATGGTCCCACCCGCGTCCATGCCAGCACCTCCGGCTAAGCAGCCAGTTGTGCAAAATGGTGTGCCGACTTTTATGCCGAGTAAGGGTGGGTTGGACCAGCAATCCGTTGCCGTTGATGTGCTGAGTAACCAACCGGTTACGCCAGCAACACCACCATCAGCCCCGGTCATGCCTCAGTTCAATCAGGCTCCACTCACCGTGGCACCTGTAACAACTGGCGTGGCAGCGATGGCCCCGATAACCGGTCCTGCTATTGACGCCGGAACGGTACGAGCCGCAGCTATCCGTGCTCACAACAGTCTGACGAACGGCAAGGCGATAGTCGCCGCAGCTCAGGCAGCAAGCGGTGTGTCAATCGCTGGCTTGACCAACGAGAATGCTTCCTTGCTGGCTAATGCACTCCGTCAGCAGGGAGTCAACGTATGAGCGGGAAACACTACCTGCTGGGACCATCGTCGCTCCCTCGCATTCTGAACTGCATGGGTTCCATCTACGGACCGTTCGTCCCGGACAAGCCGTCTTCTGCAGCCGAGGAAGGAACAACCTGCCACTCGTTGCTGGAGTTCTGTCTGACGTGGGGGGCTAACCCTCGTGACATGCTGGGCAGTAAAGACTTCGACGAGCGGTACCCCATCACAATCGAGATGGTCGAGGGCGTTGAGTTGTTCATCGACACAGCCAGAGCTGCCTGTGCCGAGTTCAGTATTGACCCGGCAACTATCGTGTCAGAACAGCAGTTGGTACACCCGTCTATCCCGAACGAGATGTTCGGCGGTACGTCGGACTGCATCATTCCGGGTGACGATATCCTGGTCATCATGGACCTGAAGTACGGGCACAAACCAGTGTTTGCAGACTCAGTCCAGTTGACGGCCTACTCGTTGCTGGCACTGGCAACACTCGGTCGTACGTTCGGCCGGGTTGTGCAGATCATTGTCCAACCACGCTGCAACCCACAGGTTAGCCGGTATGAACCTGGTGCCGATGAGTTAACAAAGGTCTGGGGGCAGATCACTGAGGCAGCTCAGTTCGTTCTGGACAACCCCGACATGACAGTACCTAAACCAGACAACCTGTCAGCAGGCGACTGGTGTAAGTACTGTCGCCGTAAGGAAGGCTGTAAAGCCAGAGAAGCACTTGTCACTGACTTCGTGGAGATTTCCACCTTCACGAATCCCAATGACATGACGTTGCTGGCCACACCCACATCGGACCTGGCGACTGACCAACTGGTTAGGTACATGCAGATGTTCGACGTGGTCAAGGACTTCATGAAAGGTGTTGTGGTTGATCTGGTTAATCGAGCGTCGAAGGGCGAACCGATCCCGGGCCACAAACTGATTATGAAGTACGGTAATCGTGCGTACGTTGAAGACGAAGAGGCTATCCGTAAAAAGGTACCGCGAGTCTTCAAGGGAGTTTCATCGAAGGATATCACCGAACAAGGCGTGATCTCCCCGGCGAAACTGGAGAAGGTCCTGAAAGAGAAGGGTCTCTGGGCCGAGTATAAGGACAAGTTCGGTAAACTTGTTCAGTCTAAACCTGTGGGTGTCAAATTGGTTGATGCCCGTGCTCGTGGTGAAGAAGTTCGTCCCGAGACAGCAATCGAGTTGATCCAAGCAATGGAGTCGTCAGATGAGTAATGCGTTCGGTCCCCCACCTGGAGTTTCCCCATCCATGCCAGTAGCCAGCAGTGCCCCACAACAGCCTGCAGCAATGGCAACTGACCCGACCCGGGTAACGGTCGGTCCTTTGGTTATCAGTTACCCGAACCTGTTCATCCCTCGCCGGAAGGACGCTAAAGACCCCAACAGTCCACTGATGTACTCGGCAGAGTTCATCTGCTTCGCTGAGAATCCTGCTTACCAGGCGATCGCACAGAAGCTCATGGCCGCTGCTGAGGTTGTCTGCCAGGAGAAGTTCAAGAAGTCCATCAACACGATGGAGAAGCAGCCTCTGCGGTCTATCAAGATCCGACCGGGTCACGAGAACCGTGATGGATTCTTCTTCGGTGCCAACAGCAATGCCCAGTACGGTAAACCGAACGTATTTGTCGGTAACCCACCGGTACCTGTCGTTGACCCCGATGTGATCTACCCGGGAGCGATCGTGTACGTCAGCCTGAAAGCTGGTGCGTACGAGTCGAATGGCAACAGGGGGATCAAGTTCTACCTGAATTCGGTTCTCAAGTGTGCTGATGGTACACCATTGGTGGCCCCACGAGACGCTACGAAGGACTTTGCTGACGTTATGGGTGAAATCCCAGCGTCTGCATTCGTCCCCCCGGTAGCACCGCAGGGGTTCGCCATGCCACCGGCTGCACCACCGGCCCCGGGCTACCCACCTCAGGGTTACGCAGCTCCTCCGGTTCACCCCGGGTACCCACCTCAGCAGATGGCCCCGCCGATGCCGGGCTACGTCTACCCACCTCAGCACTAATCTGTCTTGGTGTGGCCGGGTTCGCCCGGCCACGCCTTCTTAGGAGGTTGAGATGGAGCTGATACGCACGAGCGTAACCGTCGAGGTAATCGACCACGAAGAGACCGGCAAGCAGATCCGTACATGCAGGAAGTTTCACAACCTGAATGCAGACGTCGTATCCAAAGCAGCCGGTATCTCCAAGTCGTACCTGATGATGTTGGAATGTGGTGACAGACCTTGGACTGACCACCTGTTCGGGAAAGTGTTCAAGGCGTTACAGAAGTTGACAGGAAAAAAGAATCCATGAGTTGGGTACCTAAGTTCCTTACGTTAGATTTTGAAACCCGGTCTCCGATTGACCTCAAGGCGTACTCAACGGTGCGTTATGCGAGCCACCCGGAGACCGGTATTCTTTGCATCGGTCTGAAGTGGAACGACCGTCCAGCTACAGCACTGGCTCCGAACAGAGGCAAGTGGGTACTCGATGGTACCGAAAGACCGATTGAGTTGATGCACGCGATAGAACACAACATACCAATCGTGGTCCACAACCTGTCGTTTGAGAAACGGATGTACTACCACGTCTGCGTCAGGCGGTGGGGGTGGCCGGAGATACCGGATCGTCAGTGGCACGACACCGCAGCGATCTGTCGGTACTACGCAGTACCAGCGAGACTGGTTGAAGCGGCCAAGGCACTTGGCCTTGACGCACAGAAAGACATGGAGGGTAACCGGATCATGCTCCAACTGAGCAAGCCGCGTAAGCCCCGCAAGAAAGAAGTATCCGATTGGTTGAAGGACAACCCGTCGATAGACAACATGCCGACCTTGTGGTGGGAGGATCAGGCCAAGCTGGACCGTGTTGTTGAGTACTGTCAGCAGGACTTGATCACACAGGAGGAACTGTACCTGCGGCTGGGACCACTACCTCCACAACGTGAGGCTGAGTGGCGGTTCGATGACATGGTCAACGAGCGTGGTGTACCTGTTGACTGGGGTGGCCTTGTCACTGCGATGGATCTCATCGACAAGTCTATGGCCGAGTACAACAACGAACTGCGACGGATCACAGCAACACCTGCGTTTCCGGATGGTGTGGTCCAGGCTGTCACGCAGCGTAAGAAGGTCCTCGACTTCTGCGACCTGATGGGATGGTCGATGGTGTCGACCAATAAGGAGTCAGTAGAGGACGCACTGGCAAACACTAAGCTGCCAGAGAAGGTACGTCAGGTACTGCAGATTGTACAGGCAGCAGGTAAGTCATCGCTCGGCAAGGTCGAGACGATGATTGACTTGACTGATGATGACTCACGTATCAGAGATAGTCTGGCGTGGCATGGTGCAGCGACAGGACGTAAGGCTGGTCGAGGGATGCAGCCGCAGAACTTTCCGAGGGATGTACTCGATGAAAAAGAAGCAGATGTCTTCCATGAATCACTCAGAGAATCAGACCCGTACTCCCACGTATCTGCACTGGCTGCGTTTGCCAGCACCTCGGTACCTGACATGGTATCGTCCGCACTCCGTTCCTTCATCTGTGCTGAACCCGGAAAGAAACTCTTCGTCTCCGACTTCAGCAACATCGAAACCAGAAACCTTGCCTGGGTAGCCAACTGCAAACTGCTGAACGAGGCTTTCTCCACAGGCAAATGTCCTTACCGGCAGTTCGCCAGTCGTGTGTACAACATGCGGCCTGACGACATCGCCAAGGGATCACAAGAGCGGCAACTGGGTAAGGTCGCCGTACTCGGTCTGGGTTACGGCATGGGCCACCAGAAGTTCAGAGACACGGCCGGTGCTCCACCGTACAGCATCGAGTTGCCAGAGGACCGAGCTAAAGAGATCGTCAAGCTGTACCGTGAGACGTACCCCGAGGTGCCTACGTTCTGGCGGCTGTGCGAAGACGCTTTCACCAAGGCTATCAACGAGAAGTCATCAGTACCTGTCGGCCGTGTCACATTCGGGGCCACGATGGATTGGGGCTGGATCGTTCTGCCTTCTGGCCGAGCTATCTGGATGAGAGAGCCACGGATCAACCGTGTGGCTGACCGATGGCGAGAGGGCAAGACCCGGCTTGAGATATCCTACATGGGTATCGACAGCAAGACGAAGCAGTGGGTCCGCAGGTCAACGTACGGCGGGTCGCTGGTCGAGTCCATCTGCCAGGCTATCGCTGCCGACTTGTTACAGGAAGCGATGCACCGGATGGAAGCCAATGGATACCCGATGATCTTGTCAGTGCATGACGAGTTGGTTGGGGAGGCACCAGAACATCAGAGCGTGGATCGGTTCCACGAGTTGATGAGGGTACGACCGGCATGGGCACATGACCTGCCGGTCGAGTGTGAGAGTCACGCAAGCAGGAGGTACGGGAAGTAATGGCCGGTCCTGAGAAACGTGTTGAAGCTGCCTTTGCCAAGTGGGGACGAGACCAAGGACTGTTTGTCCTGAAGCTGGCAGCCCAAGGTGTGTCTGGCTTTCCAGACAGGACAGTCATCCTGCCCGGCGGCAGGCTGGTCTGCATCGAGTTCAAGTCCCCGACTGGTAAGACCAGCAAAGTACAAGACCAGCGTATCGCAGCACTGAGGGCGTTAGGTGTGCCGGTACTGGTGACAAGTGATCTGACCGAGGCAAAGGATTTTGTGAGAGGGTATGTCGATGAAGTTCGGAGCGGACAAGGAAGCACCAAAGTTATGGGTGCCACACAAGTACCAGGAAACCGCAGTGCAGTTCCTTCACGAAAGGACAAGCCTCAACCCAGACGGTGAAGGTGGAGCCGCGTTGTTCCTCGACCCCGGGCTTGGTAAGACTTCATCCACGTTGGAGTGGATGATGCAGATGAAAGAGTTCGGTCTGGCCAATCGCTTTCTCATCGTGGCCCCGCTACGTGTCTGTTGGCAGGTGTGGCCGCAGGAGATCACAGGCTGGACCAACTTCAGGTCACTGTCCTACTCGGTGGTACACGGCAGTGCATCGGTACGCAGGAAACGACTGGCGACCCAGGTTAACATCCACATCATCAACCGAGATGGTATCGGCTGGCTCGCTAACCAACTGAAGGGCCGGGACCGATTGCCCTGGCAGGCTATCATCGTCGACGAGTCAACCTCGTTTAAGAACTGGTCCGCGAAGAGATCACAGGCTGTACGTGACCTCGCCAAGCGTATCCCGTACCGTGTGATCCTGACAGGTACACCAGCACCGAGAAACCTGGCCGACCTGTACCCACAGTGCTGGATTTTGGACCAAGGTAAAGCCCTCGGTAAGAACGTCACCGCTTTCCGATCTGAGTACTGCTGTCAGGTTGGGTCTCGTGAGCAGAACAACTTTCAGGTACGTACCGAGAAGCATGACGCGATTCACCAGGCTGTGAAGCATCTGGTCCTCCGGCTCGACGCAGCAGACCACCTGTCCATGCCACCCATCACGTATCACGACGTACCGGTAGAGCTACCACCGGACGCACGGGCCGCGTACGACGACATGGAAAGACAGATGTTTATCGAGCTGCAGGACGGCTCACAACGGGGTGCCGTGAACGCCGGGGCAAAGTACAATGCTTGCCGTCAGATCGCAGCAGGCGGCATCTACGGGCACGACAGGACGGTTCACCACCTACACAGTGCGATGACCGATGCGTATGCTGACTTGGTTGACGAGCTTGGAGGCAAGCCAGTCTTCGCAGCTTACCAGTTTGACCACGATGTCCAGCGTATGGAGAAGGCGGTCAAAGGTCTTCACATCATCCGGGGTGGGACCAAGGAAGCACATGTCACTGACCTGATCGACAGGTGGAACAACGATACACTGGAGCCGCCTTACATGGCGGTTCAACCACAGGCTATGTCGTACGGTATCAATGCTCAGAAGGGATCGTGCCGTGACATCGTGTGGTATGGCCCAACGGACAACCTGGACACGTACATCCAGTTCAACGCCCGTATCTACCGGCAGGGTGTTGGTGGACCTGTGAGAGTTCACAGGCTGTACGCCAAGGACACCATTCACGAGGTGATCTGGGCTCGCATAGACGACAAAGAGGACGTCCAGTCAAGATTACTGGACGTCCTCCGGGATTACGCGAAACAGAAGGGCAAGATTTAGACCGGTCGCAACCGGCACGAGTGGACCAACCACTCCCTGCCACTCTCGGTACGCACCTCCCACTCGGCGGTGCATTTTGGGTGACGACGAATGATCGTCACAATCTTGCCGTGAAGTGGGCACTCGTCGTCGATAACTCGAACCTGTTGACCTTCTGTGAACATTGTTACCTCCAGTCTGGTGAATAAACACAATGCTGGTCCTCCGCAGAGAACCAGCGTTACGGTCATTCAGAACTCGTACCGACGAGGAGCGTCAACCAGATGCTCCTCCGGGTAGAACTTGGTACCATCGGGTAGCAGGACATGGTCGCCGTCCCACCCGCCGCATTCTCGCTCGTCGTACAAGCATGAGGCGAGTTGATGCAGGATCTCACCGTCATCCCGGAACTCACACTTGAGCGGCCAGGGGATCGTGTCGACGTCTCCCCCTCGATACCGGAATATCAGCACGTCGTTCAGCAAAAGCTGACCATGATTGTGCGTCAGTTGTGTTACGCTCATGCTACTCACCTCGCTTTCCGTTTGCCAGGGATCGCAGCTCAACAGCAACACTCTCAGCGGGTATGTACCCCAGGTGTTTGTGCAGGTCTGCCAAGATGGTCTCGATTACAATCACAACCCGTTTAATACGGTCTGACCCGTTAGAGAAGTTTGCACCTCTCGGGTCCATCACCGTCACCTTCGGATCTTTCAGAAGGTTTGCGAAAGAACTCTTTGGAACGGGTCGCCCCAACACACCAGACATGGCTGTTTGCAGTTTAGCTATCGTCATGGTGATGGGTTGTGGCTGGTCCCGCAACCAGTCAGAGAGTACCCGGAACTCTTCGTTTGTAGTCTTGCGTCTCATACATCCAACTCCTCACATTTCAAAGTGTAGATGCTACCTCCATCCGTTGGGACGACCTGCAGGCCCGGCGTACCGATCACACAGGTCATACCGATGACGTTGACCATCACGTCGTTGGTCTTGTCGAAGACCGGTTTCTTGGTCAACTTGTGAAATTGCCTCATCACTGAGGCCATGCGTGTCTGCCACGAGATGTTGAGCGTGGACAGGTCCTTTTCTTCACTCGACATTACGCTCTCCCAGATTCTTGAAGCCAGACTGATACTCGGGCGGATACATCTCTCGCCCTTCTTCGTCTACGTTGGTCCAGATTTTGGTCATGGTCCACAGGTACTCACCGTGTGACCTCGGCAGCTCAACGCTGACCGTGTGATAGATAGATTCCCCGTTTGGCCAGACCTGAGTACGGACCAACCAGCGGGCACCGTCTTCTGGTCGTGTCTTGCGGACCTGGTGACGGTACCGGTTACCGTCCTTGTCGATGCTGGACCAGAACGCGGTCCACTGCCGGTTATTATTCGCCGTCCAGCTTGCCATCTTTGAATACCTCGTTGATACGGTGATTGTGGTCGATGTGTTGCTCTGTGCATGACAGGATGAAATCTGTCAGAACCAGCAGCCCCAGCATCAGTAAGAACATGACGGCCCCAAACGGTATGGGACCCAGGTGGTCGATTAACCAGAGCATGAAACGTCCTCCTTGACGTAATGAGCAGCGAACAACTCCATTGCACGCTCGTCTGTTATGTCGTCCCGGATGACCAGACAGTGGTTAACGATTGCCACGTCGTCCTTGGTGAGTGCTGACAGCGGCACCGTCGCTGTCTGATCGTTATCATCATACCGGAAGTGCTGCCGAGCGAAGGCTTCTGTCACTTCGAACCAACACGAAGTACGCCTGTCGTAGATGCACAAGCGGCTGTCGTCTGGCAGGCCCAGGCGACGACGCTCATCAAGAGCACGCAGACCGGTCAGAATTCCACTCCCAGCAATCCCCAGATCAATTCGAAACATAGTCAATGCCTTTCTCAACAGCTTCAAACTCAGTATGACACACCACGCATTCAAGCTGGGTGTTGTCGTTGATCCACCGAACCACTCGGCAGTCACACATTGGGCATGGTCGCCTTCCGGACGGCTCGGGGCTACGTCGACAGGAACCTTCCTCCATGCCGCAGCCTTTACAGCGATGCGTTGCGGGGTCAACTGGCCTGGCCCCTCCGCAGAACTTACAGTCAACGGTTTTCAATTGGTCCTCCTTTCAGAAACTTACATCTTGAACAGGTTTTCACCTTCGTTGAATTACACCGGCCGCAGCCCTGGCACTTCCAACCTATGCCGGTTGGGTGTTTGAACCAATGGCTGGTCTTTGTCTTGGGTGCAGCCACTTAAAGAACCTCAAACAAGGACCTGCCTTGACTCAGGATCATAGGGAACCGCTCCCCATCCAGGTTTGCTCCAGTCTCCGATGATGTCCAGAACGGTTGCCATCTCGGGTTGTATATCAGTTGCTGCCCGGCGTCGTACTGGTCGGCAACACAAACACCGACATGTACAGTCTCGCATTCGACCCAGGCACAGACCGTCTTGTCCTCACCAGCGAATATCTTTTCTGCTGTCCCTCTCCGATTCACCAACCGGCAATCCCGCATCAGGAGATTCACCTTCGTTGGATCGTAGTAACAGACAGCCCTGCCTTTTCGGATCTGCCACTTCTGGTAGTTCTTACCTTTGGCCAGGTGGAATCTTACTTTCAGCATAGCACTTCCTCCTTTCGAAACAGGAAACACACGAAAGAGAGCCACCGCAGTGACCCTCCATCACGGGTTTACTTGAACTCAGGACCAACATAGTAGAGCTGAACCAGTTCCTCAGCTTGATCCATCGGGACTGGGCGTTTGGCCCCGTCGAACCAGTCTTGGTAGAAGTACTCACACTCGATCAACTCACCTTCGCTGTTGAACACGAAGTCAAACCCGTCTGACGGGCCACCCCATGACAGCAGGACCCGGTACGACTTGCGGACCTCGACAGACAGTACACCTTCACAGGCCCGGTCACGGTGGTCATTCATTACCGCATGTTTCAAGTCATCGCCGGACTCAACGCCTTCACGGTCCGTGTCGAAGTCATCAGCCAACGTCTTGACCAGTTCTTCATCGTCCCAGTCTGGCAGCAGGTCTTCGAGTCGACCAGCCAGACGGTCATCAACCAACTCTTCACATTTCTTGTCGGACATGTATCACCTCCAGAATGGTTTGAGAGAACACGATTGGGAGCCACCGCAGTGGCCCCCTGTCACAACCTCTCACCGGTCTCGACTGTACTAGAAAGAATACTTTCTGAGCTTGGCTATATCGTCGTTGGCTATGTCGATGAGGTCTCTGCAGACAAGGTCCACACCAGCGTCGATGTCTGACTGTGGCATATCATCAACCTGTTCTTCAAGGTTGCTGATCTCGTCTCCCAACCCGTCGATCAGATCGTCCTTGATCCACTCAAGGTCAGGCCCGTGGTAGTACTTACCGTCGACCTCGTAGAACCCCGCACCGTCGAGCCAGTCGGAAAACCCACAGCGGTATGCGACCGGATCGCATTCTTTGAGAACCTTGCTCGGCATCATGTGGCTGAAAGGCCCCCCGACCGATGACATGCTGTAACACTCATTGAGCATCTCGTCGTAGAGGGTATCAACGTCAACCCCAGTCAAGTCGTCCTGAACCTTGTCGTGCAATTCTTTGATGATGTCTCTCATCGCTTTCTCAACCCTCCAAAGAAAGACCGCTTGGCGACGGGGGCTAGTCTCCCCCATAAGTCGCCAAGCGGTGCGTGTTGTAAAACATCCAGTGAGTGGGGCAGGATTCGAACCTGCATCACCGGGATTGCCGCCCGGTGGTCTTGCCAGTTAGACGACCCACTCAAGTCTGTGAACCCTCGTCACAGTGTCGATAAGATACTCATGAGCAGAACGACATATACAATTTTCCGTCGTGCATGAACAGATTCCCAGAAATGCGACCAGACTCAGCTTGAACCAGGTACTCGTCCCATTCGATGTCGTCGAAGTCTTCGTCGACCCGGCAACAACTCAGTGCCTCACGATAGTCAACCGCTGCCGACTGTACTATCAAGGCTTTCGTCTCGTCCTCAGACCAACTGTCGATCTCTTCGCCCTCCCAGGCCCCCCAGGTCTTGATGTAGTCCTTGGCCTCAAGTATCTCTTCAGGCGTCAGGTTAATCAAGTGACAAACCTCACAGGCGTTAGCCCATGTGATCCTGCCAGCGTTTGGACCCAACTCAGCTTGTGAGGCTGCGAAGTTACTGGCATCAATCTCCAACAGGAAACTCACGTCGATTTCAAGCATCTCAACCGTCCTCCTCAACAAACGACTCAACGAACAGGTCAACTCTCGACTTCAAACTTGAGTAATACCCTTCGACTTCTTTGAGTCGTCTCTGGTAGTACGTCAAAGCATCAACGAAGGCTTCCTCCGCTGTCTTTGCCCGCATGGACAGGTTCATCCCTCGGGTGTCATCGTACAACCAGAACCCGTCGTGGCAGTCTGCCAAGTGCAGCGTGTCACTCAGGTGCGTTATCGACCTTGCTGGTCTAGCCATCCGTTTTCTCCTCAAAGAAATCCAGGACAGCACCACGCTTCAGACACTCACGGCATTCACAGTAACTGAAGTCGTCCCATGTCATGTCCCCGATTGGGGTATCAGTACCTTCATCGGTGACCAGCATAACAACGTCAACCGCAATGCCGAACGGACCGTAGCTGTCACAACGTGGACAACGCATACCCTTCAGGCAATTCTCGTTGGTCATATCTCTTCCTCAGTAAACGGTTCCACAATAGTGTACTCACCCGCCACAAGGAGCAACTCAGGAGCACCGTTTGGGCACTCCACGAAGATTTTGCCTTCGCACTCCCAGTTTGGCTGGTTCGTCGCAGGAGTTGCGTCGATAACCGCCTTTGGGTCGAGAGCGGTGTTGCTCGGGTAGTTAGCGTGCCGATACGCCAAGTTCGGTCTAACCTTCATCGTTTTCCTCCTCAGTAACACAGATTGTACATTCAGCAACTGCCAGGATCTTGTCGTACTGACTGTCCAACAGCAAAACACCTCTTGTCTGGGGCAGGCCAGCAGTGAACATCAACCGCTTCAACAGGAAGTAGTCGTAGTTCCTATCCGGCCTCAGGTACCCACCACGTTGAACCAGACGCAGCTCTGTCTCATCTTCTCTACCAAACATGGTTTCTCCTTTCTGTGAGAGAACACGAGTGACGAGCCTCGCAAGACTCGTCGGTCACACTCTCTGACACCGGGGTCAACTGTACTTAATCTTTCACTTCCTCCGCATGTTCTCGTACCTCCTCGATCTTCTCAGTGAACCAGTCGTACGGCACGACTGCAAACCAACAGGCATCAGTGGCCTGGTACGTCTCGAACGTGGTGAATGTCTCAGGCCGGTAGATGTGGCCGATACAGAAGTCACTCATGCGGCCTTCTTTCTCAGCGAGTACCAGCTCACGGATGTTCTCAACCTCGCAGTCGAGACTTTCAGCCAGGGTCTTGACCTCGACCTGGTTTTCGACTTCTTCGACGCTGGTAGACCACACTTGGCAACCGGCTTTTGACTCGTCAGGGTCAGTGTTCCTGCGACCGCTGAAGCGGTGACCGGGTACCATGTCGAACGACCACTGGTCAAACTCCCCCAGTACGGCTTTGACCTCTTCCGGCGTCCAGCCCGGGAAGTTGGTCAGAATGTAATATACCAGGGCCTCCCTGACGTTGTGGGAGTCTTCTACGACGCAGTGCGAGTAGGCATCACCAGCGTCACCGTGTTCCTCTTCGTACTCCAAGTGTGATTCGTCACACCGCGTCAGCAACTCTCGAAAGCGTTGCTGTAGTTCTGGGTCGATCATGGGTTCTCCAATGGCTTCCAGGAAAAACTGCCGAAAGTGCTCAGGCACATGAGGCAGTACCGGTACACGTCGTACGGACTGCCGTCTGCTAAGGCACACCGCAGCAGAACGGACATCGGTCCGCTGCTCCAGTCAGTATCGCTTTCTACAAGTACCCAACTTGGCTCACTCATACCCTGGTCAACAACGTGTAGGTCGTAACCGTACCCGCTTTGACTTCGGAACGAGCAAACGTACCCCGAGTCGATCCGGGGGTTGCTGTGGATCTTGTTGTCAACGATAGGGAACTTGCGTTCCAACGTATTCACGTTTCACCTCACTTTCACAGGTTTGAATGAACATAATACTGGGCCACCGCAATGGCCCGGCGTTACGGTCACTCAGGATTACCGTTCTCGTCAAACTCGTACCCGTTGGCGATGATGTTCTCGGCAACAACTTCATCGCTGGTCAACCAGTCATGTTCTTTCTCAAGGCTGTTGTACAACCAGTCGGCCAACCATCGCAGGTTGTTCTCCACGACCGTTTCACGATCACGGTCCTCCATTGGTTCCCACTCACCCTCGGCATTCTCAAACTCGTTGAACTCGAACCGCATGGTGTGAGAGTGTGAGTATCGACCACTGGTTGTGATGTCCACTCGGCACGTCGCGTTGTACGGCTCAACAAAGTCTACATACAGACACTCAGCAATGTTGTGCAGGTCTGTGTCCTGTGGAGCATACTCTTTGATCTTCTCAACCATGTCGAGTTTGCCACGGAAGCAACCCTCGAAGCTGGCTCCATCGCCCTGTGACCAGAAACCACTGAATTGAATGTCGGGCTTCTGTCGAGTACCGCCACCCATAAGTTTCACAGGACTGGTACTCAGCTCGACCCCGAGGATCTTGCAGACTTCCTCGAAGTCATCGTAGACACTATCCCACCACTCGTAGTCAAGCCCACCGTCCAGTCCGCGATACCACTCACGGGCTTTCTCTTTTGCACTGTCTGACAGTTCTTCGTACTTGAAGATTTCTGTCACTTTGTTACGCGGCATTTTGTCCTCCTCGTAATAAACATCTTGGCGGCTCGTACGGTCGGAACCGCTTTCACCAGGTACGTCTCAGGATCTTGAACCTTGACCACCTCACGGCAGAACAGAGTCCCCGGCTCACGTTCTCGATGAACGTGAATCCACCAGCCACGGTATGACTGGGTGTAGAAACATTCTTTGACCACTGTGAACCTCCTTTCTGAAAGTACACGATTGGGAGCCACCGCAATGGCCCCCTGTCACACACTCTCACCGGGGTCAACTGTACTTACTCTTCAACCTTGTAGATCGGGTATGGTGCCTCACCGTTCTCAAACCAGTCTGGACCCAGACAATACGTCTTAGGCCCGGTTGGACATGGGTTGCCAAGATGACCGGCTCCGGGAGCACACGGACTGCAGAATTGAGCGTGAGTGTAGAAGGGACTCTTCAACACCCACAACTCGTTGTCACTGGTTGTCCGCAAGTGGTAGCCTTCTCCTGAATACTCGTATGGACCAGACTCATCACAGTCGTGCCATTCGATATTGTCCAGAAGGTCCTCCGCAGCTTCCTCTGCATTGAGTTTACCGTAGTTCTCAATGGCAGACTCGATTGCAGCGGCCAACTCGTCTTTGGCCTGCTGACGCATGTTCTCAAAGCCGATATCGTCACCACTGGTGTAGATATCGTTCACAGCATCACCTGACAGGTCGTTCTGGCTGATGATGCCAAAGCGTATTCCGGTCTCATGATCTCGGTTCGTCTGGCCAAGACCGTAGTCAATGCCAGCGTAACTGGTCTCTTCCATTGTAATCTCCTCCAAAGGTTCGAAAGTACACGATTGGGAGCCACCGCAATGGCTCCCTGTCACACACTCTCAACCGGGCTTGACTGTGTTTTCAATTACTCCCGTCAAGGTTATGTCCACAATGCTCACACTTAGTGGTGTTCCACTGCTGGCCTTCTTCCATAACGTGGAAGTGACCACAGTACCCGCAGCGGACAGCGTTGAACTGCTCAAACACCCAACGCTCCTGTTCTTCGTACCAATCGCCCCACGATGTGACGACCAGCTTGACCCCGTTGACGTAGTCATCGGTCAGCATCAGCGTCGTTGAGTACGTGTCCCCGGTGTTCAGGTATGCGGCTGTCGGACCTTCACTGAACGAGCTACACAGGTCTGCGTAGTTGTCCAGCTCAATGTACTCGATACCGAAATGGTCCGCCTTCATCAGCTTGGCGATACGGCGAAACGCATCGTCCTTGCTGGTGTTGAGCGAGTTGGCCCACTCGACCACTCGTTCGAGTTGGGCGTCAAAATGGTCACACACATTTCACCTCACTTTGCAAGGCACTCAGGTAGTTCGTTCTTAATGGCATCAACGCAGACTTGGGCCAACCTCCCAGCGTCCTCGCCAAACATGACAAAACGATGATTGGTATCGTCCAGTTCACGGAACACTGCTGTCCATACGTTGGCCAGCATGATCTCAGCTACTGCGTCGATCCTGGCCTTCAGCCTGTCATCACAGGCGTCGTAGTTGGGTCTTTCCATTACAACCTCCAAACTTGAGCCATGAGACATTGCGAGGCATAAGCCACACTTTCCCGGTCCGTCATGAAGACGAATAACCCCCGGTGAGTCCTGTACCCGTCGATCCACGAAAAGCAGGCCGCTTTACGTGTCTCGCCTTCTTTGTTCGTAAGCAGGACGAATGACCTGCCAACCGGAGGAACCCAGTCGTCAGGGCACACTGGTATGTCATGCCGAAGAAAGGTCTCAGCATCCCCATGTGCGTAGTGCCACGACGGGTTGTACGGACAGCCTTCCTTGTAATAGTGAAACAGCTCCTTCATGGTTTAACTCCACAAGCGGAATTGCTTGAACGAATGCCGGTGACCCCGGCACTCTATCGAACAATCACCCTCTCGCTTTCTCTCTCACGTATTCAGCATCAATCGGGCAGAAGTCGTCACCCGGTAAACGGACGAAGCATGTACCAGCATTACTAATCTGGTACACACGGATTCGTCGCCAACCACGGTAGCCTTTTATCTTTACCATGTAGTCCGTTGGTGCTCCGCATTTCTTTGTGTAGCCGTCAACGGTCATACACCGCCCCAACTGGTACTGGCTGACCGGGGACAACTTCTGATCTTCAATCTCATGAGTCTTTACATCCCGCACGATTCACCTCCGCTTTCTTTCTGATACTTCCTTCATTTTGTCCACGATGTATTCCGGAGAACTGCACCGCGACACTTCTTGAATTTCACCATCACCAAACCAGCAGGCAGTCTCTGCCATGAGACCACCAGGCTCTACGGCGATACTAAATGTCCAGCCATTACTAAATGTAATGCGGAACCCTGATTCAAAGGCATGGAACATACACCCTCCGCTTTCTGTCGGCATCATCGCCGGACACAATCAATCACCGCTGTCTACTGTACTTACCCTTTCCGCTTTCTAAGTAATACTTTCCGAGCTGGATTTCATATCCTTACAATGTGTAAGAATCAATGAAAAGAACAGTTCAGCATGGAGAAGAATGGTAGAGTCATCGTCAGCAATAGACGATACTACCAATCCCGGCTCATCTACTTCGGATGAGCCGGACCGAACCCCAGAAAGAAAGACAGAACATGATCGGAACACTTGGCATGGCATCCGATAATCAGGGAATCCCTTGGAGATGCGAACAGTATGAAGTCCGCTGCAGACTAGGATACCGGACTGAGAACCAATCGGAACGAGTGACATTGGCAGTGATTCGGGCATCAAAACGGATGAGGTATCCCCACCCAATGCTGTCAGCAGTCCCGAACATCTCAGGACCGCGGCAAACGAAGTGTATCGACTTCCCGGACGCAATCCTGGACTGCGGTGAACCGGCAATCCCGGGAGTCGTGGAAACGCCTGGACAGGGAATTGAACCGGTCCCGACTGTTGACCACACTGGAAGACCGGTCCCGCGGCAGTCGGACCGCCCGTATCTGATTTGGTGGCTAATGAATCAGCAACCATGCAAAGATATGGTGGCAGAACTTCAGCCCCACGATAAGGATGACTTGCGTCAGGACATGGCCGTTAAGTACTGGCGACAATCTGTAAAACAGGAAGCGAACGGTAACCGCATCACGAACCCTGCCCGATATATCGCAAAGGCAGTAGCAGAGTGGATTGGTGAGAACATTGAAACCGCTCGGGGTGAACCATTGACACAGCAGCAACGGGAAGACGCCGTTGACGCATTGGATGCACAAAGGAAGGCTTCCGAAGAATCCAGGCTTGAGAAACGAGAAGCAGAACTGAAGATCGAACAAGGAAGGTTTATCGCTGCATTGACTGCCAAACGGGACGCAAAAAATCCTGAAAGCCTCTACTGCTTCAAATGGTAAGAACAGTAGCCGACGGTGAAGAATGGTAGCTTCCCGGGTCCCATTGTGGGACCCGGGGTAAACACGACAAAGAAAGAAAA